TTAGCGGGCATGAAAATGGCAAATAACGGTCAAACATCGTGGCGTTGACACCTGCGCGTTTTCTTCCTGGCCCCCCGCCAGTTCTTTGGTTTCCTGGGTATTCTCCTGATGGTGAACGTCGTCTGGTGCTGCACCCGGTTTTAGTTCCCAGGTGATGGAGTCCTTGCCGAGTTGATAGCGTTCACACCACGTAAAATCGATCTTACCTTCAGGGGGAAGGTCATTAACGACAGGAAAATTAGTTGCAACTGTTTTAAAATAGCTGCTCAGTTTTTTACCTGACTTAACGATCAGGTAGTCCAGAGTGGCACTGGTCGATTCAAAATCGTCGCTTGCCCACAGGACGACGTCAGGTTCACCGGATGATTTTTTCGCTTTCCGTAAAAGGAAGAGTGGTTTTGTGCTCATTGTTTTTTAACCTCAACTCAGATTAAAATTACTGCGAGTGATGAATAAATGTCCCAGGTTCTTCACTCAGGCCTGCACACTGTGCAGGCTTTCTTTTTTTCAGATTTCACCGTTTAATTTCATTGCGATCAGAGTTGCCAGAAATCCAGCTTTTTTTTCTGCGGGCAGATTCTTTCCGATGTGAACCAGGCACATTTTTGTGACACCTTCATCAAGTGTTTTTACGTTGCCTGATGGACCATCGATATCAACCACAGTGAATGGGGTTTCTTTATTTTCTGTTTTAATCACGTAGCCAATACGCTTTCCTTCCAGATTAACCTCGTGAACAATGTCATCGGTCGTTACAACAGTGGCTTCATAATTGGTAATCATGTTTTTCTCCTTAATTAAGGTTGAGCGAATCCCTGCCATCGCTGGCATAAATTCAGTTTCGAATAGTCAGTTAATTAAAGTTCGTGTGCCATCTGGTCTTTTTCGGCACAGCTTTCACTACAATATTTTTTCATTTCCGTTGTTGGGATAACTCCACGCATGAAATGAAGAGGTCTTTTAATGGTTTTGCTTTCTTCAACGTCTTTATTGCAAAGGTGGTAACCACATTTTATTTTCATGATTTTCTCCTGTGAGGCCTGCGGGAATTTCTTCATCTACAGGCCGGATAAATTTCTCAACAGGGAAACATTCACCAGCTACTTTTTGCTCAATAGCTGCGGCCTTGCATTCAGATTCGGAGTTATAAATTCCGGTAACAACATCCTGAGTTTCGCCTGATGTCAGAAAAACGGTCATGACAAGAGCGAACAAAGTGTTCATTTATTTTACTCCCGGTCGCAATTGCAAACTGAATAATGGCCTGCTCAAACATTTCTTCATCCTGTAAAAATACAGCGATGGCGAATTTACTCTGTGCGGCACTGATAGCTGTTAGATGATTACGTTCCATAACGCCACCTGAGCTACTTTATTCCTCGGTAACTTTATAACCATTAATTTCCAGAAATGTAGCGATATCCTGATATGAAAATTTTTCCAGAAGCTCATGAAGACGCCCCTCTGTTGAAAAGTATTCTGCTATTTCTTCGGCTCCAACCATTTCAATAATAGCGTCGTTATCTTCAACTGAATCAATCAGGTCTGATAACTTCACGCCATTGACTTCAATACATAATTTTTGATTGTAATCGGGCTTAACCTGTACATCTTTTGCTGTTACTTCAAAACTTATCTCTTGCATATAATTCCCTTCTTGGTTACTAAGTGAATTTTGTGATGCGGTGCCTGGTGCCTCCAGGTGACTGCAACCAGTTAACAATTACAGTCGGCTTTCCCACCCAAACCAATAAGGACTAACATGACTTTTAACTGTGCCGCGTGCGCTTAGCCGCATTCACCGCATCACAAAATTCACTTTAAAAAGGGCGGACATCAGTCGAACTTCAAGAAAAAACTGATGCTGCCAGGACTACACACAGCAGTGTTGTTATTCACAACCGGAGGCGCACTCCCACCATTTAAATTTAACAGACAAGACCGACTCTTTATGGATATCGGAAATGCGCCTTCGTGTTGTGCCCGGTTTTATTTCACCACCTCCGGGCTTTGGTGGCCTCGGCTATACCCCTACAGCGAGAATATTGAATTAATCCAAATAATGGATTAGCAAGTATTTCTGGCAAGCCAGCGACGTGCGCCCGTTTCAGTTTTGAATGTCTTGCTTTTGGTATAAGTCATGGCGGTGAACGTTCCATCCTGGTTGGGGAACACGCCGCACACCAGGGATTCGTTATTGCCGAGGTCGATTTTTTGCATTTTTCGCACCTCACATTTTGTTGTTGCGGATAGAGGCTTCTGCCTGCCAGAGATCCCAGTCGTTGCTGCGTAAAGCCTGCACAGCCTGGTTGTAAGTGATACCACAACAATCCATCAAATACTGAACTACTTCGTAATGCACCATCTTATCTCTCCCCTTAACGCCGGGTGGCGGAACTAAAACCTACAGCGCCGTGCTGTTCTTGATAGAAATATTAGTGAAACGGATATTTTAAGTCAACAGTAAAGCGTATTATATTTTTGATTTTGTAACTATGTAAATGTTTTTTCAAGGGAAAAATATTAGTTATACAGCTGATTTGCAGAAGTTATGGCACAAAAAAAACCGACTAAGACGTCGGTTTTTTTGTTGTGGGTGGGGTAGTGAGCGGTGGCTACTGGTTACGTTTCTTTAGTGCCAGCATGTTCTCGAAGGCTTCCTCGTAGAGCTTGTTTAGTCCACGTAGCTGGTTAAGGAGTTTGGCTTTTTCTGACGCAGGTAGAATCTCGAAGAGGTTAAGTAACTCTGCCTGTTCTTCATTGACCAGCCTCCATCCTTTGCCTGAAAAGCTATCATCATAAGTATCTGATGATCTTACATAATTCATTAAGTCTTTAAGGTCTTCTCGAATGTCCTCTGGTTTTACCTTTAACAGAGCCGCAAATTTTAGCGCAGCGTCGGTATTTACCGGTATCTTGCCGTTCAGATACTGGCTAACGGTGCCTTGAGATTCGAATCCCAACAACTCAGCCGCCAACTCTTGAGTCAGCTTCAGCTCTTTTTTTCTTGCATTCCATGCGGCTTTTAAATTCTTGCTCGCTTCTGGAGTTGCAATCACTTCGCGTGTTTTTTTCATACATAGAGTTTATTTGTTTTACCAATATTATCAAAGATAGTCTGACTATTGATCTTTAAAATTAGTAGAGCTAATATTTGCTCGAGGCATAACGTAGAAGGTTGGCTATGAACTTAAGAGACTATTTAAAAGAGAAACATATCACCCAGCTACAGTTTGGGAAGCTAACGGGTTTATCTCAGGTGCATGTAAGTCGAGTGCTGGGGGGCTATGAAAGATTCAGCCCTGAAAAAGCATTACGTGTTGCTGAAGTAACGAATTTCGAGGTTACACCTCATGAACTCCGGCCTGATATCTACCCGAATCCAACCGACGGTTTACCTGTTGGATGTAAGGCTAACACACAAAATACACAGGAGTTGATTCATGAAAATCAGGCATGAGCACATCGAATCAGTGCTGTTAGCCCTGGCAGCCGAAAAAGGGCAGGCGTGGGTCGCTAACGCAATTACTGAAGAATATCTGCGCCAGGGGGGAGGTGAATTGTCTCTGACACCAGGCAAGGACTGGAACAATCAGCAGAATATCTATCACCGTTGGTTGAAAGGTGAAACGAAAGCGCAAAGGGAAAAAATTCAGAAACTGATCCCTGCGGTTCTGGCAATTCTTCCGCGCGAGCTGCGTCATCGACTCTGCATCTTCGATACCCTGGAACGCCGTGCATTACTGGCGGCGCAGGAAGCGTTGAGTACGGCAATTGATGCGCATGATGATGCAGTCCAGGCCGTTTACCGGAAAGCACATTTCAGCGGCGGCGGTTCGTCCGGCGATTCTGTTGTTGTTCATTAAGTGAATAGGGTAACTAACAATGAAAATCAAACCGTTTATCAATGCTGGAAATCTTACTCCCGGCGAACTACGAGACTGGATCCTGAAACTTGCAAAAAATGCAGAAATTGCGGGTTGGGGTACAGAAACTTCGGTTCGGAAGCTTCAGAGCGCAGAACTTAGCCTGCGCTCAGTTATGGACGATTTATCCCCAAGAATTAATTTTCTGGGGTCAGAGCAAATAATTCGTTCGGAAGATCACTCCAGCGAAGTTGCGGAAGTTCTGAATACTCTGAGGATAACTTTTGCTGCCGTTCGCGATATTCAACGAACCATTCTCTCATTGATTTCTCAGCTTCAAGAAATTGATAGTCGCATTCCTGACGGGGGTCATAGAGAGCGTCTTCCAGAATGTGAAGAGCAAGGACAGGGGAAACAGATAAGGGATCAGTAATACGTTTTTCACTTGCCTGGTATAGCAATCTCGCCAGCGAATCATAGCTACTGGGGCTCAGGAGAGAATCCCGTGAGTGATTTGTAAGAATCAGGTGGAAGCGGGTGAGAACTATAGCCCTGCATGTTACCAGGTTAACCATGTCGTGGTCGTGTTGGTTAATTTTGTACACAGTGCGCATGTGATTTTTAATTTTTTGGCAAACAGCCATTAAAGACATGTCGAACCTCCTTTGGTTCTGTTGATTGGGGAATCACAGATTATATCCGGAGGAAGGTTCGACACCAGATGAGGCAATTATGGTTAAGGCTAAAAACATGCCAAATCCCATGCCAAAAACTAAGGCAAACAATGAGCCTTATCGCAAGGTAAAAATAACGATATGGGATGATCCCAAATTTAGGGCGTTATCTCCTCTGCCTCCAAGTGGACAGAGTTTGTTTATTTATCTGCTGACCAGTCCATTTACCGGGATTATTCCTGGGTTGTTTAAAGCCGGGCGGGCAGCAATGGCTGAAGAGTTGGGGTGGGATATCGAAGCCTTTGACTTAGCCTTAGGCGAAGCCATGAATCTTGGCATGGTGAAAGCAGATATCAAAGCCAGAGTTTTTTGGCTCCCGAATGCTGCGAAACACAATCCGCCAAACTCGATAAATGTCATTAAATCCTGGGCAAAGGCATTCGCTTTAATTCCTGATTGCCCTCTCAAATGGGAGGCCAGGGAATCGCTGAGAGCCGCGTCCTACGGGGTTTCTGAGGCTTTGGGGATGGCATTCGATAAGGCAATCCCTTTGCCTGAGGATAAGCCTAAGGATAAGGCTAACGCTTTGTCATGCGGTATCCAGATAACAGATAACAGATAACAGATATATAAACCCCACACATAACGCGCGCGTGCGCGAGAGTGCTCCGGCCAGTGAGGCAAATGGCGTGCCGTTGCAGACAGCGGAACCTGATTACCTGGAAGGCCTGAGCGAACCCATCGGGAAATTTCCGATGACCGATGGCTGGCATCCGTCGCCGGATTTTCGACGACGGGCTGCGCTGTGGGGCGTGGCTCTTCCTGAGCCGGAATTTACACCAGCTGAACTTGCCGCCTTCCGGGACTACTGGGCAGCGGAGGGCAAAGTGTTCACGCAGGTTCAGTGGGAGCAGAAATTCGCCCGTCACGTAAATCACGTCAGGGCGCAGGTTAAACCAGTCAGCAAGGGGGTGAGCCATGCAGCCGCACCAGGTGGCACCGCATCACGGGCAGTTCAGGAAATTCGGGCAGCACGTGAGCAGTGGGAACGTGAAAACGGATTTATCAGCGACGGAAACGGCGTGGAAGCTGTGGGAACTCATGGGGGAGGTTTATTCGAACCGCTGGACCCAGAAGAACGGGGCCGCACCTTCGAAGCTCTGGATTGCACAGATTGGCGCGATGACTGAGCAGCAAATCCGGCTGGTCTGCCGCCAGTGCATGGACCGCTGCCGGGCGGGTGAAACATGGCCTCCGGACCTGGCTGAGTTTGTGGCGCTGATTTCGGAGAGTGGGGCAAATCCATTTGGTCTGACGGTGGATGCTGTGATGGAGGAGTACCGCCGCTGGCGCAATGAGTCCTGGCGATACGACGGAAGTGATAAGTACCCGTGGTCTCAGCCTGTGCTGTATCACATTTGCCTCGAGATGCGTTCAAAGGGGATTGAGCGCCAGATGACCGAAGGGGAATTAAAACGGCTTGCAGAACGGCAGCTGACGAAATGGGCAAAGCATGTTAGTAACGGCCTGAGCGTTCCGCCAGTCCGGCGACAACTGGCGGCACCCAAACGCCCGTCGGGGCCAACGCCAATTGAGTTACTGAAACAGGAATATGAACGCCGGAAAGCGGCTGGGTTTGTTTGAGTTGAGAAGTAATTTTTACCGGGAGGAAATTTATGGAGACTGTTTTTGACGCACTGAAAGCGATGGGAAAAGCCACGTCGGTAGAGCTGGCTGCGCGACTTGATATCAGTCGTGAAGAAGTACTGAACGAGCTGTGGGAACTGAAAAAGGCTGGCTGCGTTGATAAAAGCGTATACACCTGGCGTGTGGCTGATAACAACGTTCAGCAGGAACAGCCAGCGCCAGAAGAACAGCCGGAAGAAACCACCACGGCGACAGTAGCGAAAATCTCAGAGTGCGATTTAACCGCGACGATTGAACAACGCGGACCACAAACGGCGGATGAACTGGCTACGCTGTTCGGTACAACATCCCGCAAAGTGGCTTCAACGCTGGCAATGGCAATCAGCAAATGTCGTCTGATTCGCGTTAATCAGAACGGTAAATTTCGTTACTGCATGCCGGGCGATAATTTACCAGCAGAGCCGAAAGCGGCATCGGTAGCGGAAACTGATGGTAAAGCCTTTCCTCAGCCTGCATGTGTTGCGTTACCAGTACAGGAAGCTGCAACACAGGAAGATATTAAAACAGAAACTGTGGCGGACATTGTGCAGTCGCTGCCATCGTTCACCGAAACGCAAGCGGATGACCTGATTTTACCATCGCTGCAAATGGCAAACCGCGAACTTCGTCGGGCGAAAAATCATGTCCAGAAGTGGGAGCGAGTCTGCGCCGCGCTGCGGGAGCTGAACAAGCACCGGGATATTGTCCGACAGATTGTCGATTCCTCCAGTCGTATTGTGTCGGAAAAGTGATTATCGGAGGCACCTATGGCAAAAGTATTTACACCAGAAGAGCGGGAAAAAATTAAAGGGCAGGTTGTTGAACTTGTACGTCTGAGCAGTCGCGAGACGTTACGGCAACTGGAAGCGAAAACAGGTGCGACAAGATATCTGATGAGTGTTCTCGCCAGAGAGCTGGTTGCCAGTGGTGATGTATACAACTCTGGCTACGGGGTATTTCCCTCTGAACAGGCTCGTAAAGACTGGCAAAACGCCCGCAAAAAGCTATCGAGGGCAAAGGTGAAGAAACCGGTTGTGGTAGATCCAAACCTAATCTGGTCATTGCCAGACGGAGAAATACGTCGTTATGACAGGCGTCAGAACATAATCTGTAGCGAGTGCCGGAAGAGCGAAGTTATGCAGCGCGTGCTGGCGTTTTATCAGGGGAATTTTCAGGAGGTGGTGCTGTGAGTGAAATCAGCTATCAGGCTTCAATTGCCGCTGGCATTCGCATCAAAGGAGAGTGACGTGGAAATAACCCCAGAAGATGAGTCCGGGAATATTGTTTTATTTCCGGTAAAAGATGATGACCCACGTAATCAGGTTAATTTTCTTTATGAGCCATCGGAGAAACCATATTGCCATCACGCTTCTGTCAGGGTTGATGAAAAAGAGCGTCAGGTCCGCTGCAAAATATGTGGCGCAGTTGTGGAGCCATTTGACTGGATGCTCTCTGTGGCGAAAAGAGAAACCAGACTGGCAGATGATGTAAAACAATTGCGTCAGGAGGAGCGGGAAAGACGTAAAAATATAGAAAAGCTAATTCAGATTGAGCGTAATGTGAAAGCGCGGATACGCAGGGCGACAAAACTTGGCCCCGAATAATCAACATTATTATTGAAAATATAATCCTTAACCGGAGGGATTTCTGCACCCTCAAAACATCAGGAGGCCGTTCGAAATGGCGGTAGTGAAATGCGAAAGTTCAAAATAATTATTGAAACGGGAATAGCTGGTGGAGATTTTGAGGATGTATTCGAAGTGGACGATGACGCAACACCTGATGAAATTCATGACGAAGCAAAAGAAATTTTCTTTAACTACTGCAATTATTCATATCACGAAATAAAAGACGAAGAGGAAGAACAAAATGGCTGATTTTGGTTCAACTAAATACAACGTCAGTTTTGAAGAATGGCATGAACTGTTAATGAACTATGCAGAGTTACGTGGTGGAAGTGCTGCTGATGCTGAAGCCTGGAGTGATGACTACGAAGCAGGAAAAACTCCGGTAGAAGCATATTGTGATGAGTGGGGCGATGAATGAGCGAGATTAATTATCAGGAAGGGCATGAAACGGCAGGGCAGGCAAAACCAGTTGCATGGCGATATCGCTACGTGAAAAAAGACGTTACAGACTTTCAGGGGAAGCAGTGGGCTGGTGACTGGAAATATGTCCCGACAAAAGAAGATTGTAACGACAGACCAAACTATGAAATTCAGGCGTTATTCACGGCCCCGCCAGCCCCGGTGACATCAGAAGGACTGGTTAAAGCTGTGCGCTTTTATGAACAGGTACGGCGTGAGAATCCGCCAGTTGAAACCGGAGCATGGAAAGACGCCATTGACTGGGTGCTCAAAGAGGCCTGCTGTGCTGCCATTCTGGGTAAAGCCGACAATCCATCAGCATCCGGCAATCAGGTTAGCGAATTAACAATGTGGGTTAAACGACTGGCCAGCCAACTGGAAAAAGCTAAGCCGGACTGCAAATTACCGGAGAAGGCGATGGACTACCTGAAGCGGAACGAACTGATAAGCGCGGAGGATGTTTTGCGATGACCTGGCCTGAAGCATTCACCACGGTAGGAATTGCGATGGCGGTGGCGCTGGTGGTGTATTCGATTTGCCGCTGGGGATAAAAACGGTTTGCGGGAAAAGGAGAGTTAAGTAGAATTGCTGCGGGTGCTTGAGGCTATCTGCCTCGGGCATGAACACCAACGGCAGATAGAGAAAAGCCCCAGTTAACATTACGCGTCCTGCAAGACGCTTAACATTAATCTGAGGCCCAATCTATGTCTCACAAATGTAGGTTAGCCTCTTACGTGCCGAAAGGCAAGGAGAAGCAGGCTATGAAGCAGCAAAAGGCGATGTTAATCGCCCTGATCGTCATCTGTTTAACCGTCATAGTGACGGCACTGGTAACGAGGAAAGACCTCTGCGAGGTACGAATCCGAACCGGCCAGACGGAGGTCGCTGTCTTCACAGCTTACGAACCTGAGGAGTAAGAGACCAGGCGAGGGAGAAATCCCTCGCCGCCTATGATGTGTCAGGCATCTTCAACGCACCCGCACTTAACCCGCTTCGGCGGGTTTTTGTTTTTATTTTCAATACGTTTGAAGTTATGGACGATGCCGGAATAGAATCAAAAATACTTAAGTAGCGCGCAGGGAGAAGAGGGATGGACCCCGAACAGGGGGGTGCTATTTATCTGGAAGGATTCTGTTGATGAAAATTGAAGAATTACGTGAAATTTTTAGTGAAAATGGCCTCTTTGCTGTGCGCGTTGAGAATGGGGAAGTTATCTACGCAACGTTAATCCCTGATAATCATGTGATTTTATCTATCGAGGCATTCATTGAATATCTTGAAAGGCTCGGTTTCAAGGTGATTCGGGAATGAGTTATAATTCGTAAGCCAGCCTGAACAACTGGCAACCTACAGCGCCATTGGAGACAGCAATGGCGCATATACAACTGGTCAAACAAACCTCTTCCGGATTACTTCTCCCGGCGACGCCGGAGAGTTGCTATTTTTTGCATCAAATCAAAATAGGTGAGTGGATACACGCAGACTTTAAGCGTGTGCGTAACTACGCATTCCACAAGCGTTTTTTCAAACTCCTGCAACTGGGATTCGATTACTGGACTCCGGTCGGTGGGGTGATCACGCCTCGCGAACGAGAACTGGTGTCCGGTTTCGTTGATTTCCTGTGCGAATCAGTAGGTCGGGAACATACGCCAGCCCTTAGTGATGCTGCAGAGCAATACCTTAACACCGTTGCGACTCGCAGAACCCGGGATACGGCCTTACTCAAGTCATTTGACGCTTTTCACGAATGGATAACCATTCAGGCCGGATTTTACACCGAGCATTTTTATCCGGACGGTAGCCGTGGACGCCGGGCGAAATCCATCGCTTTTGCGAATATGGACGAAACCGAGTTTCAGCAGGTTTATAAATCTGTACTGAATGTGCTGTGGAACTGGATCCTGTTCCGTAAATTTTCCTCTCCGGAGGAAGTCGAAAATGTGGTCGCACAGTTACTGGAGTTTGCGTAATGGTGGATTTACGTAAAGCGGCGCGGGGGCAGATGTGCACCGTCAGAATTCCTGGCTACTGCAATCACAATCCCGAAACTTCTGTGCTGGCGCATTACCGACTGGCGGGGACGTGCGGAACAGCGACAAAACCACACGATATGCAGGCAGCGATTGCCTGTAGATCGTGCCACGATTTAATCGACGGGCGGGTAAAAACCAGTGATTACACCAAAGAAGAATTACGCCTGATGCATGCAGAAGGTGTTTTTCGCACACAAGAAATCTGGAGAAAGGAGGGATATTTATGATTTACCCAACGAATACAGGAAAAAGCGGAGAACACCTTCGTCTCACTACGCTGGAAAGTGTCTGGATTCAGGGAAAACTACGTATGTGGGGGCGCTGGTCATATATTGGTGGTGGCAGGTCAGGAAATATGTTCAATCAGTTGTTGGCATCCAAAAAATTGACGAAAACAGCCATCAATGAAGCCCTGCGCAGAATGAAAAAAGCGGGAATAGAGAAACCTGAGCTGGAAGCGTTTTTGCGAGAGATGATCAATGGTAAGCAAAAGAGCTGGCTGGCGCATTGTACTGATGCAGAGGCGTTATGTATTGATCGGGTTATAAGTGAGGTGCTGGCAGAACATCCGGGATTGATTAGCATCCTCCGACAACGGTATGAGGGGCGAGGAATGAGTAAGAGAAGGATGGCCGGGTTACTAAACGAACAGTATCCAGAGTGGTGTTTTAGCACATGCGAAAAGCGAATTGCTAATTGGTTGGCTGTTGCTGAGTGTGCGCTATACATTCCCATGCGAGAATCATTTGCTCAAAAAATGGCTTGATTTCTTACGCATAAACTGCTTCAATTCCGATACGCTTCGCAAAGCTGTATCGCGTGGCGAATTAATCGCATGAACTTCACCAGAACCCGCCATTGAGCGGGTTTTGTTGTTATGTTTAACCATCTACGGGAGAGCTGGCGCTCTACTGACTGGTATTTTGATAACGAAATCTTAAATATTTTATATTGTGATTGTTAGTTGTCTAAATTTTATGTATGTTAAGCGGCACAGGATTCCTCCTGCGACGAAGTTTTAGTGGAATCATTATTTACTTTTCTTATGCCAGCCTTTCCTTGAGGTTGGTTTTTTTATACCTGAAAAAGCAGGTTGGTACGTTAAACTTTATGATGGCTATGCAATTTTAGTTTCTCCTTTCCTGAACCCTCTTGACTACATGGAATTTTCTTTGTTATGTAAAGCGAGTTAATGTTGTTAAGTTGTTAGAGGATGATTATGAGTGACAGTACTCTGCTCAGGAATTCTTCACTTTTTGTTGCTTACATGGGGTGTCTTGGGTGGGGAAGCGCTTATTTCTATGGATGGGGTACTTCATTTTACTATGGCTTTCCATGGTGGGTTGTCGGGGCCGGTGTTGATGATGTGGCCAGAAGCCTGTTTTATGCTGTCACAGTTATCGTTATATTCTTGGCTGGATGGGGGATCGGTATTGTCTTCTTTCTGGGGATCAAACAAAAAAATAATATGAAGGATTTGAGTGCTGTCAGGCTTTTTCTTGCGATATTGTTGCTTTTTGTTCCTCCGGCTCTGGAGTTTTCGGTAATTCATCAGCACTTTGTGCCAGATGCATTGGTTTTATGCGCTATTGTGGCATTAATAATTACCATGTTCGTCAGAACGGGCAGGAAGTTTATTTACGTTAAATGTATTTCTGAAGTGTCTTTTATTCGGCATCACAAGATTGAGTGTGTTATGGCCGGATTCATGATCTATTTCTGGTTGTTTTCGCTTATTGCTGGATGGTACAAACCTCAGTTTAAGAAGGAGTATCAGACACTTCACTATGAGAGCGTTTGGTATTACGTTCTTGCTCGCTATGGTGATCGCTTGGTTTTATCAAAATCGTACAGGCACAGTAGTACGAATTTCGTCATACTTAATAGCGCACATACAGATGAATTTGAAATTAATATAGTCAAAGTGCGCTAAAACATTATGAGTAACCGGGATATAGACTTTTCTGCTTGTCAGATATTTTTACTTGATTGTAGCTGACATACAAGATTTAAACGGTTGTGTTGGGTGGATTACAGCGCTAAACTGATTCAGTCAATATTTTTCAATCGGCCCTTTAGCTCAGTGGTGAGAGCGAGCGACTCATAATCGCCAGGTCGCTGGTTCAAATCCAGCAAGGGCCACCATTCCGCCACTAGCTCATCGGGATAGAGCATCAACCTTCTAAGTTGATTGTGCGAGGTTCGAGTCCTCGGTGGCGGACCATTCCATGCAAGTTTAGCTGGCAGCGCTATTAGCTCGGCGTAATAGGGCTATTCGTTAGGCTCTGTTAGTTCACCATATTTCGTCAAAACTTTTCTTTTCAACGCTACAGTTAACGTTAATCATTACAAAAACTACTGCTGATGTAAGTCTTGTGAACTGTTATTTCTGAAGAGCTTACTGTGATTTATTGCGACAACGGAGTTAGCGTACTCCCAATTTGTTCATTTTTATGTTGTTTTTTTCGCAATTTCCTGTGAGAAATCAGAAGTCTGGATGAAATAACATAAATTGTATGCATATGATACATATTTATACATATGTTTAAATATGAAAACTAATTAGTTTTTGATGTCATATAAATTATCGGTAATATTACTCCCGACCCGAAAGGCAGCAAGTTTCTGTTCACAGGGGTGTTACCCGCTGTCTTGCGGGTCATTGCTGGCATCCGTTTAATCATAATGAAGGGCTGTTATCAGTATCAGTGTCATTATTGTGGTTACGGAGGCCTGCTCTATATGCAGGTATCGTATAGTGGTTATTACATCAGCCTTAGGTTGGTAATGCCGGTTCGATTCCTGTTCTCCGCAACTTCATTGTTTTTTGGACAAGTTTTTACAGCACTGGCGGTTTTCGTGAGGAACAGATCTCTTTAATACCTTTATCGTCCCTCATTCTGTAATGGAGATCGGTTACAGACTCAGTGCTGTATTTTTTATGACACAGAAATGGCGCATTGCCCACGAAAGGAAGCAGGATTTAGCGTGGAGTAACCAGTGATGCGCCATCTCTGTGTCGGAAAACATGAATTGGGGCGTTCCTCAGTGCGAGGGTGGTTTATAGAGTCGGTTTAGCGGGAAACCACAGTATCCACGTAAAGTGGAATACTTCGGGAGGCACCCGAAGCCCCAAACCCAATAATCATTATAATATTGTGTCCTTTTATCGTTTTAGCCGCCGCCCCGGGCGGTTTTTTTATTCAGTTTTTATGGCTCGCCTTGGCGGGCCTTTTTCATATCCGCGCCACGCCCGGCGCACATCACATCAGATAACACCACACAAAAGGCATCTGCGGGTGCCTTTGACAGGGTGTTTTTACGGGCCGCTGGTGGCCCTTTTTTATTTGTGGGAGGAAAAAGCATGTCTGAACCCTTATCCGGTTCCGGTACGGCTGCGGCGCTCGGTGGGGCGACGGTATTTGGACTGTTTACCGGAACGGATTTCGGGATTGTGTTTGGTGCATTCGCCGGGGCGTTGTTTGTGGCGACGATACCCCAGCAGATTTCTGTCTGGCGTGTGGCGGCGCATTTTCTGGTGTCGTTTATCATTGGCGTGCTGGGGGCGGATGTCATGGCGTCTTATCTGGTCGAAAAACTGGGGCTACACAGCACATCTCTCGACGCGCTTTGCGCGGTACTGGTATCGGTGATTTCGGTGAAGATTCTGTCGTTCATCCACCAGCAGGATATTGCATCACTGGTATCCGGCCTGTTCTCCCGCCTGCGGGATGGAGGAGGCGGCAATGTCAGGTAACCTTCCCGGATTGCTGAATGTGGCGTTATGCACGGTTATCGTACTGACGCTCTTTTTTTACCGTCGTCGTGATTCCAGACATAAACCGCTGATGTCATGGCTGGCCTGGCTGTTGATGCTGCTTTATGCCTTTGCGCCACTCAGCTATCTGTGTGGTCGTCCGTTAGCAATGGGCTGGCTGGAAGTGTTTTTTAATCTGTTGTTCTGCGTGCTGGTAATACGCGCACGCGGGAACGTCACAAAAATCTTTCCATTGTTGAGGTGAATATGTCGGGTAAATTCAGATTCAGCCGTCGCAGTGAAAAAAATCTGGAGGGCGTCAAACCACAGCTGGTTGCTGTCGTTCGCCGTGCGCTGGAGCTGACGGAGGTTGATTTCGGTATTACGGAAGGCCTGCGCAGTAAGTATCGCCAGAAACAGCTGGTTGCAGAAGGCAAGAGCCAGACCATGAACAGCCGCCACCTGACAGGTGATGCGGTGGATGTTGTTGCCTACATTGGTAGCCAGGTGTCATGGGACTGGCCTCTGTACGAGAAAATCGCGCAGGCATTTAAGCAGGCTGCCGCAGAGCTGGGAACTGCCATCGAATGGGGCGGGGACTGGAAAACACTGAAAGACGGACCTCACTTTCAGTTGAAACGCTGATAACCAGGTGTGTTATGAGCAGAAAACACTGGACACACAGAACGCCGCGAACAGCGGCGAAATGGGCACTGGTAGCGATACTGGTGCCTTTTTTATTGGTGGGATGCGTTAGCCTGGATAAGGCGCGCCAGCTTTTCGATACCGCGTCTCAGGTCTGTCAGCTTATTGATGGTGTTCGGCAGTGTATGCAGAACTGATCGCCTGTAATAGCAGAATATTTTGCTGAAAAATGAAGGGTGCGCCAGCGTCCGGAAAGCATGAAATTCTGCTGCGTGTGCCAATTTTATCTTATTCATTCTAAATCTTGCCGAATCAAGATGAACTTTGATCAACTGCCTGGCGGCAAGGGGCATTAAAACAGGAGAAAATTATGTGGAAACCTACAGGTGACAAGTTAATCACCGCGTTGATTGACGGCAAGCCACAATACTTACGCATTGAAATGAGTGGTCAGCATGCTCGTTTGATTCGTGAGTAACAGGCATTACAGCAGCCCTTCAGTGTGAGGGGCTGTGATAATGTCAAAGCTCGTTATCAGCACCCGCCGCGCACCCAGCGCACTGGCCGATAGCGGGCTTTTTTATTCATAAAGCGAGGCTGTATGAGCGAGAAATTGAAGATCGTCTATCGCCCGTTACAAGAACTATCTCCGTATGCACACAATGCCAGGACACACAGCCCTGAGCAGGTGGCACAACTGGTAGAAAGCATTAAGCAATTCGGCTGGACTAACCCAGTGCTGATTGATGAAAAGGGCGAAATTATTGCGGGTCATGGTCGTGTTATGGCGGCTGAAGTGCTCAAAATGGATTCGGTTCCGGTCATTGTTCTGTCTGGTCTGACGGATGACCAAAAAAAGGCGTACCGCCTGGCAGATAATCGCCTGCCGATGAATGCTGGCTGGGATGAAGATCTGTTACGGATGGAGCTGTCGGACCTAATCAATGCTGATTTTGATGTCTTCCTGACAGGATTCAGCCCAACAGAAATTGATGAATTGTTGACGGATGTTTTGCCAGGTACAGGAATTGAGGAGGGGCCGTACACGACGAAAATTGATACGCCTGTTTATGAGCCGTTGGGCGATAAACCAGATATCAGTGAACTGTACGACGATACGAAAACTCAGGAGTTGATCAGCCGGATACGTTCGGCGTCCCTTGATCCTGATATTGAGAAATTCCTCCTGTGTGCGGCAGAACGTCATACGGTGTTTAATTTCAGCAGAATTGCGGACTATTACGCTCACGCCCCCGCTGAAATTCAGTGCTTTTTCGAGGAATCGGCGCTGGTGATCATTGATTATCAGCAGGCTATTGAAAATGGATTTGTCCGGATGACGCAGCGTATGGTGGAGATCATGCATGGCGGGGAGGAGGAGGAATATGCGTGATGATTTTTGCGCCTTTATTCTGACTCACGGGCGACCGGACAAAGTTCTGACTTACCGGACGTTGCGTCGTGCTGGCTATACCGGGAAAATTTTTATCGTTGTTGATGATGAAGATAATACACGGCATCAGTACATAGCTGAATTTAGTGAACAGGTGCTGGTGTTTTCCAAAGCCGAAATCGCCAGTCGTTTTGACGAAGCCGATAATTTCGGTGACCGCCGATCAATTTTTTACGCCCGTAATGCCTGTTTCGACCTGGCAAAACTGGTCGGGTGTAAATACTTCATTCAGCTCGATGATGATTATCACGAGTTCCAGTTTCGGGTGGATCGTAACTATGATCAGGCCTATTTTCCGATAAGAAAACTGGATGCGATCCTTTCTGAAATGCTGGCGTACTACGAATCAATACCTGCGCTTTCCATCGCTATGTCGCAGGGCGGGGATTTTCTTGGTGACAATGGCGGCCATGCTTCGTGGGTGAAACGCAAGGCAATGAACAGCTTTATCTGTTCGGTTGATCGACCGTTCTCATTCATGGGGCGCATTAACGAGGATGTGAATACGTACACGAATCTCGGTCGCTGTGGTGAATTGTTTATGACGATCGGTGCTGTCCAGTTAGGGCAGAAACAGACGCAGAAAAACAGCGGCGGAATGACCGAGCTGTATCTGGATTCCGGAACCTACGTTAAAAGTTTTTACTCCGTCATGTATGCGCCGTCGTGCGTAAAAATCTCACTGATGGGTGCCAGCCATAAACGCATTCACCATCAGGTCACCTGGAACAACGCTGCAGTAAAAATCCTTCACGAAAAATACAGGAAGAAGACACCCTGCATATCAATGGGGGTGACAAATGATTCCGTATTCGAAAGTCGAGTCTCTGGCAGCGTGCCGGATGACTGCACAACAAATCGCTGACGTTCTGGATGTTGATCTGAACCGACTGAAAGAAAATCGGGAAGCAATGACAAATTTTTACGCGTCCATCCGTAAGGGCAGAGCGAAAGGTGAAGCCGAGATACGGGCGGCATTGTTTAAGCTTGCCAGAAAAGGGGATGCCTTTGCCCTGCGCGAACTACTCAGGGTGGATAAAAATCAGGACTAACTGATGAGCAGACCGGACTGGGGGGCGTTGCAGCAGGAGTATATTGCTGAATACACCCGCTCCGGTATATCTCCGGTGGCATGGTGTGAAGCAAGGGGACTGAATTACGCAACAGCCCGTCGTTACATCAAAAAACCTCCGAAAAATGCGCAGACAGAAGTGCGCAAAACTGCGCAGAAAAAATTTGCGCAGACTGCGCAAAAGCGGAACGGAAAATCTCAGAAAAAAAAGTCAGTATCCGATGCGTGCCTGAATGAGGGCGACGCGGAGGAAATTTCATTCTGTCCCGATGAATTCGGCATTTCTGACCAGCAGGCAAAATTCGCCATGCTGGTTGCGCAGGGTAAAAACCTCATCGAGGCATACCGCCTAGCGGGTTACGAGGGAACGGGAAACGTAGCAAGTGCCGCAGCCTCACGTCTGTTAAGAAATGTTAAGGTTTATCGGGCTATCTCATGGTTCCGCAATCAGTACCAGAAACGCTATACCGCAGACCTGGATTTACTGGTGAGTCAGTTGATGGCCATTGTCCAGGCCGACCCCAATCAGTTGGCACAATTTCGCCGTGTTAACTGCCGTTATTGCTGGGGCGAGAATCATCTCTACCAGTGGCGCGATATAGCAGAATTTGATAAGGCAGCGGCGCAGGCTTCCAGAGATGGCAAACCTGAACCGGAATATGGAGGCCTTGGCTTTGTTGATAACGCCATACCCAATCCGGACTGCCCGAAGTGCTGCGGTGAGGGAACGGGGCAGCTTTATATGGCTGATACCACTCTGCTTGATGGGGATGCGCGGCAATTATATGCAGGGGCAAAGCTCGGGAAATTTGGTGTTGAGATCCTGCTGGAGGATAAGGCTGCCGCCCGGCGCGAACTTATCAAGCTGATAATGGCGACGAAAGGAAGTTCTGCTGGTGGTGCAACTGACAGTCGCAATGATCTGGAGCTTGAAGGACTGAGGCTTCGCAACGAAAAGCTGCGCACTGAGATTGAAAACCTCAAAAAAGGCGTGGGTGGTGAGAATAACGAAATAATTATCCACAACTCTCTGCCGATGCCGGGAGTGGATAATGTCGATTGAAATCTACCTCCCAAAACCTCATGAGGGGCAAATAGCTGCATGGACGGCGGCAATAGAGGAACGCTTCCACGCGGTATGCTGTGGTCGTCGCTGGGGTAAAACGGTGATGCTGGTAAACATCGCTACCAGTTTCGCGACGCGGAAATTTGCCGTTCCTACCACCGGGCAACTTATCGCGGGTAGGGTGGGGATTTTTACCGCACAATACCGACAGTACCAGGAAATCTGGGATGAAATTAGCGCAGTTCTGCAACCGCTGATCCTCAGTCAGTCAAAAAATGAAAAGCGCATCATTCTCCGGAACGGTGGCCGCATCGACTTCTGGGTGACGGACAACAACAAACTGGCCGGACGTGGGCGTAAGTATCACGCTGTGCTGATTGATGAGGCCGCATTCACTAAATCGCCGGAAATGCTCGAGGAAATCTGGCCCCGCGCTATACGCCCGACGCTTGTCGATTACCGCGGCTGTGCGTGGGTATTTTCCACACCAAACGGTATCGACGAGAGCAATTTTTTCTACGCGATATGCCACGATGAATCCCTGGGATTTGTCATGCACCATGCGCCAACTTCATCGAATCCGTATATTCCGAAAGAAGAACTGGAGGAAACGGAGAAAAAATCCGATCCGCGCGTCTGGCAGCAGGAATATCTTGCAGAGTTCGTAGACTGGTCCAAAGACGCGTTACTCGATGTCGATAAGCTGCTGGTGGACGGTCAACCAATTGAGATGCCGCCGTACTGCGACATGATTTTCGCAGTGATGGATACGGCGCTGAAAGGCGGGACCGAAAATGATGGTACTGGCGTGGTGTATTTCTCTTATGAGTCAACGTATTCGGACGAGCCAAAACTGACGATTATTGACTGGGATGTGACGCAAATTAAAGCGTCATTGCTTCCTGAGTATATCCCCGGCGTTTATGACAACCTCGAGCGCCTCGCGAAATTATGCCGTCCGCGTCTGGGCAGCCAGGGTATTTTTATGGAAGACGCAGCGATGGGGGCAATCCTCAACCAGAAGGCGGAAACCGAAGGCTGGGATATGACGCCGATTAAATCGGCACTAACCAGCAAGGGCAAAGACGAACGGGCGGTGATGGCATCCAGCTACCACTATCAGGGGATGTGCAAAATCGTCCGGGAGGCTTACGACAAGACCGTTTCATTCAAACGCACCACCGCAAACCACCTCATAAAACAAATCGTCGGGTTCCACCTGGCAGACAAAGATGCGCATAAACGTGCTGATGACCTTTTCGATTGTTACACCTATGGATTGATCATCGCGCACGGTAATTACGCGGAATTGTAAAAATCTGGATTTTTTTCTGATGGCTGAGATCGAGATTTCTGTAAATCTCAGTTCTTCGTTGATGCGCATTCTTGAGGCTGAAGAAATTCAGCCGGGAACCGACATTGGCTATGAACTGTGTAAACTGCTGTGGCAGTACCACCCGCTGGGCGGGAAACTTGTCGAAAAACCCATACTTATGGCGATGTGTAAGCCGCGCCAGTACAACGTGGAGACAGACCCTGACGAGCGGGTTGTGCGGCGTTTCCAGGAGGTATGGGAACGTATGAAGGTTAACGAGAAGATTAAAAATCTGTTTTTTCTGTCTCGTTGCTACGGTGCCGCAGCGATCGGCGTGGGCACCGACAGTGTTTCATGTCGTGAACCGCTTCCGACGTTCGGACTGACAGAAGATGACGTGTATATCAACGCGTGGGACCCGTTGAACGCTTCCGGTTCGATGGTGACTGACCAGAACCCCAACAGCCCGTTTTTCCAGGAAGCCAATAAAAAACTGAAGATTGGCGGAAAAGACTGGCATCCGTCACGCACACTGAAAATCTTCAACGGCACACCGATTTATCTGGAGTTTCAGAGTTCATCGTTCGGATTCACCGGGCGAAGCGTGTTTCAGCGAGTTCTTTATTCCCTGAAATCCTATATCAATACGATGGAGGCGAATGATCTCGTCAGCCAGAAGGCAGGCGTACTGGTGGCTAAAGTTGTGCAGAACGGTTCGAAAATTGACGGGATCATGGCTGCTGCCACGGGGCGTAAAAGGGAAAACGTGAAAGCCGCCAAAAATAAAGGCGTGTTGAGTATTGGAAAAGACGAAGATGTAAGTTCACTGAATCTGCAAAACATCGACGGGGCGCTGAATACATCCCGCGACAACATCATTGCTGATATTGCCGCCGGGAGTGACGTTCCGGCCATTATTATCAAGGAAGAAGCGTTCAGTAACGGATTCGGTGAAGGTAAGGAGGACTCGAAAGCTATCAGCCAGTATATCGATGGTGTACGCCAGCAGATTGAACCCGTGATGGATTATTTTGAACGCCTGGTGCAGTACATCGCCTGGAACGAGGAATTTTATCAGTCGCTGAAAAATGATTACCCGGACATCATAACTGATGACTATAAAACCACGTTTTACCAGTGGCGACGTGAATTTACCGCGACATGGCAGGAGCTGGTGGAGGAGTCGCCGGACAAACGCCGGGAAAGCGACAGTAAAGTGATTCAACAGGCGATAGCACTTTTCTCTGCCGTGTCGCCACAGGTTGATCCTGAAAACCGTGCCGCCGTCACTGAATGGCTGGCAAGCCTTGTTAATGCCACGCAAACCTATGGCGAAGCTCCACTCATCATTGATGTGGACGCGCTGGCGAATTATGAACCACCGAAGCAGGAGACGCCTGATGGCAATTTCCAGCCGGGCGGTGAGGAAGAAGAAACGGATCAGGACGCTGTATGAGGTTCTGACGGATGCCGTTAACTACTACGTAAATCACGGGTGGGATAGCGAAAAATCATTGCTCGAATGGTGCCGGAAACTCCGTGTAGCCGCTCAGCGAGAAACCCCTGATGATACCGTAGCCAGAAAACATCTCACCGCTATCTACAGCCGTCTTGTCATCGACGGCGGGGCATTACGGGATCAGCCTCCTGATGGCCCTAAAAAAATCACTGTTGAAAAACTGAAACCTGAGTTTCGTAAGGAACTCGACAGGCGAATTTTCGCCAGTGCCAACCTGATAAAACTCAACCGCGAACAGGCTATCGAGAAAACCATACAGCGTTTTCAGGGATGGGTTACGTCCATTCCGCCTGACGGGGTGAGCGAAATTGATCGCCGGGAAGTGAAGTCCGGTTTTCAGAAGTCCGTGAAGGATATGGATTTTATCAGTCGCCGGGTGGCAATTGATCAGGGGCATAAGCTGGCAAGCAACGTTAAGTATCTGCTGGCTGTTCAGAGTGGAGCGATTGCTCTGCGCTGGCATTCTAACTGGCGGCGTCCGGGCTACAAATACCGACAGGACCACAAAGAGCGCGACGAGAAAATTTATCTCCTCCGCAATTCGTGGGCGCTGGAGCAGGGGCTGATTAAGCCCGTATATGGTTTTTATGACGAAATCACTGCTGCCGGGGAGGAGGTTTATTGCAGTTGCGATGCACTGCCGATCTACGCCCCTCAGAAACTACCCGACGAATTTTTAACGGAGAAGGGCAAACGTGAGTTTAACCGAGCTTGAAGTGGCAGAACGCATCAGGGACGGAACCGTACCGTCTCCAGTGAAATTCTCCAACATGTGGCTGGTGAATTTGCGAATAACCGGAACCGGGCTTGCCTATCGCGCCGGGCTGAAAGAGCACGTCTGGCGTGATCCAAAGCTCTATCTGAACGAGGAGTTTTTAAGGCGATGCAATGGCCTTCCGGTTATCGCAAACCATCCTGACGACGCAGTTCTGACGGAGGAGGATTTTAAATCGCGGATCGTCGGTAGCGTCATGCTGCCGTATATCCGGGGTGATGAGGTATGGGCGGTGTGCCGCGTTTACCTCCAGAGCATTGTTGAAGAAATCGCTGAGGGGGATGTTTCGACAAGCCCGTCGGTGGTGTTCAACAGCACATCAGGAAATGTGGAAGTACAGGAAGGTGACACCAATTTTTTAATCGAAGGCGTTCCTTTCCTTGTTGATCACATCGCCCTGGTGACGAAAGACCACGGCTCGCTGGGCGTGTGGGATAAAGACCGGATCCCCGCAGGGGTTGAAGTGACAAGCACAGGTGAAATCGAGATGGAAAAAGAAGAACTCCAGGCCCTGTTACAGGGGGTTGTGAGCGATGCCCTGCAAGGCATTAATCAGAAAATCGATGGTGTCGTTACGCGCATGGACTCACTGGAACAGCGGGACAAAGCGCGGGCGGACGCCGAAGCTCAGGCGAAAAAAGAGGCCGAAGAAAAGGCCAAAGCCGATGAAGCAGCAGAGGAACAGCGTAAAGCTGATGAAGCTGCGGCAAAGGAGGCGGAAGAAAAAGCCAAAGCTGACGAGGCGGCAGCTAAAGACGCTGAGGAGAAAGCAAAGGCTGATTCCGAAGCGGAAGAACAGCGTAAGGCTGACGAGGAGGCAGAAAAAGAACGCAATGACTCAGCCCTGGCAGAAGCACAGGCAAAAGCCGACTCCGCATTCAGTGCCTGCGGTAAAAACGCGCCAGCACCGTTTTCTGGTGAAAATGCGCTGGACTACCGCAAGCGTGCGCTAATCGCTATGCAGAAACACTCTCCGGCACATAAGGACGTCAATATTCGCGCGATTGCGGATTCTGCAACGCTGGCTGTGCTTGAGGACGCAATTTTCAGTGCCGCCCGTCAGTCCATCGAAAAAGAAATGATGAGTACGCAGGGGCAACTGCATAAACGTATCCGCAACGATGAAGCCGGACGTCGCATTACTGAATATCAGGGCGATCCGAACGTCTGGCTGAGTGCTTTCAAAATTCCGGGGCGTCGTCTGGCAAAAATTAACACTCAAGGGAGCCTGAACAATGGCTGATATTAACTTTCATCCGTTTAAAAACCGTGGAGCATTTGGTGGCCTTTTTAACGTCGAATCCCGTGGGCTGATGCAGGGGGATGCGCAGGATGATCCGGCAATTCGTCTGCAACTTTGCTCCGGTCGACTGGACAGCAAAATCACTGAACCGGTATGGGGTGGCGTTGGAGTTATGGAGTGCATTGCTCCCGCGAAAGACAGCGTTAACGGCGCGGTAATTAAACAAGCCACGAAGGACGCCTGTAACGCCTTTACTGTCTTTAATCAGGCATTTCATGGCATTACCACGCCGGATAATCCGGTGCCGTTATATCTCGCGGGTGGCTTTGTTCACTATTACCGCGTTGGCTCAGGTTCCCGCATTCCTCTCCCTGTCAGTGCAGAAGTTGTTGCGCTGGCTGATGGAAATAACACCGTTGCTGCCAGTGGTTTTGTGTGGGATCTGACGAAAAACATGGTTGATGTTTATTCGGGATCACCCGGCGCTAATCCGAAAGTGGATATTAAGCTGCTGATGGTTTCAGTTGACGGAAACCTGACGGTGAAAAAAGAGGATGGCGGTAACGTTGTCTGGGAAATCGGCAAACCGTGCGGCCTGTTTTTAATTTAAGGGGATATTAATTAATGAGCGCATTTACTCCTGCGACTACTATTGTGTCGCCGTCAATGGTGCTGCCGGAAATGATCGTGCAACAGAGCATGGCTTCCGGGGCGTTTGAAGTCCTGGCTGGTGGTGCTCCAGCGGTAAAAATCAGTTCCAGTGATTTGATGGTCTATCAGAAATATCTGCGCATGACCTCGCAGGCGCAGGTCAGCCAGTCTCTGCCGGGTCAGTTACCGTCTTCCAGTATCTCTGGCGGCTATGACGGAATGATGACTTACCGAATTTCTTCCCGCTCGCAATACAGCTATCTCGATACTGATGCAGCAGATCGCTGGGGCTATTCTCTGATTGAAGGCCTGCGCCTGGCTAACCGTCAGGGACACGCTCAAATGTTGCGTAATATGCTGCTGTATGGCGTGAATGCAGCTAATAACGAGGGGATCACCAACTCCCCGAACGCAGTGACGCTGAATCTGGGCAACGACAGCAAAGGGAATGATTCATATACCACCTGGGATTCCGGTGAGATGGCTAAATTTATGCTTGGCCTGATTGCTGACCAGAAAACCCGCATGTTGCTGCTGGGGCAGCCATTAACGACTGTTATTCTGAGCCCACAGCGATTCATGAAGGCGCTGGAGTGGACAGGAATTGTTGAGCTGACCAGTTACCAGCGTCCTGGTGGTGGTACCGGAACGGTGGGAACGATGGTTAAAGACGTCGCCGATAAGGCGACAGGCGACGACATCATTTTCTGCCAGGACGACACGCTGATCGGTAAAGGCGCTGGTGGTAATGACCTGATCATCGTTACGAACCCGACGATTGAGGTTCCGGAAGCGCGTCACACCATTAACACCAATATTTTCTCCACGCTGGTACCTAACCAGCAGGCAGTCAACGTGATGTTCTGTGATATGGCAGCGCCGACGGAAATTCCGTCCCCTATGCCGGATGGCGGCCTGACCACGTTGTATACCATGCGCGCGACGCCGGGCTGGAACTTCCGCCCTGAGGGGATCACCCTGTTGTCTGCCAAATACGCATAAACGTTCAATCTGATAATGCGGGGAGCTAAATGCTCCCCTTTTTTGTGGGAAAAATTTATGAAGCTCTACATCGCTAACTGCTCACGTCAGCCGCACACGTTCAACTACAAACTCCCCGAAAAAACGCAGTCGTTCGGTGTGACAATTCCGTCCGGACGTCAGCATATGATCGAAAATCAGTCCGATATTATCGACCACATCATCCGACAGCATGAGCCTTACGGATTCCAGCGTTGTGACAAGGTGGACAAGAATTTTTCCGGTATCTGCTATTCCATCGATAAACCTGTGAGCGTCGGTCGCATTGAGGATTGCGCGGAGCAGAAAACGGAAAATCTGGAATCCCTGTCAGAAGAAATTCTCGCAGCCAGCGCCGTATCGCTGAATAACGCAGTGGATCAGGCAGTGATTCAGAGTGGCGAAAAACCTCAACCGGGTGGTATTGAAATGGAAATCACCGGGGAAGCGATTAACACTGAACAGGAAAATCCGCCCAGCACAAAGCGAAATATTAAGGTTAAAAAATAATGACCTTGCGTCCGTCACTGGAGGGATTTATTCGCTTTGTTCGTGACGACATGAAAGTACCGGTTCACGCTATTGCTGACGATGATCCGACGCTGGAATGTTGCTTTCAGTCTGCGATGGAGCTAATCCCTCATGAGCAGGGGCTGGAGTGTTTACCCATCATCTATGTGCGAACGGTTTATAACGCTGCCGCCTCATTTCTCCTGAATTTCGCTCCCGGCTCGTGGTTTGCCGACCTGAGAAAAAAACTCAACCTTGGGAAACTGGCTACCGGGCTTGTCAGTGCGGCTGCAGACCAGGGGACATCGGGTTCGATCACCATCAGCGATGCGCTGAGTAATCTGTCTTTGCTGGATTTGCAGATGTTACAGGATCCGTATGGACGACAGGTTGTTGCGGTGCTGATGCAGATGGGCACGGTATGGGGTTACACGCCATGAAACTTTGTTTTGGGGTTATCGACCAGCCGTATGACTACGGCGACGAACCGGGAAAAACCACGTTTGACGTAGCCTGTGACCTCGAGGAGCGATACGAAATTTTTACGCACTTCTGGGAAATGCATAAGGACGAGATTATCCAGGAGGCAGGTACTGAACTGGCGTACCAGTTGGTCAATCACTTCAAGTATAAGGCTCCGCTACCTGGCGAGCATTTTCTGGAAGGGACCGGGAAGATTTTCCATATTTTTCTTGAAACTGAAGAAATGGCCGGGATGACGATTAACGGAAACCCTGTGCCAACTCAGGCCGCGCTACTGGGCGTTAACTCCAGGCTTAAGGACAAATATACCGGAGAGCGGCGTCCGTCATTCATAGACGGCGGCCTGTTTAAGGGCAGCTTTATAGCGTGGATAGATAATAATGCCGAGTCTTGAGGAATTAGCCGAACAGCACAGTTCGCAGCTCTCGTCCGTTCTTAAATCCGCAGTTGAAACCATCTCGTCAGACCAGGAAATCACGTTCAGGCTCTATGTCCGGCAGGTTCTGCCGCTGGATGGCTTTGTCTATTGGGTTAATGCGGAAATCATCAGTTGCGATGAACTGTGTCGCCTGAATATTGAGTCACCAACTCGTCTGAAAATCAAAGGCAGCCTGCATCGTCAGGTTATTGCGATTCAGGACGAGTCTGTCTCGAAGGATGTGAACAACATTATTTTCACGCCTGTTCAGCAGGTTGATGATTTTAATGTGGAAAATCCCGATGCGATCTATCTCGGTGAGTACGGCGGCGTCCAGTTCGCTTTTTCTCGAATGGAGAGCCGCTATCAGCAGTCGGGTATTTTTCATTATCGCGGCATGGCGATTTTGCCAACCATGCGTTCCCAGATTATCGACTGCGAGGAGGATATCAGCGACGAGCAGATCATATCCAACAGCATCCCGATCTGGCTGCAAATGAAAGATGCCGCGACCGTGTATCCGTCTTACCTGGTACCGCAGAACCTTCGCCCTCCGTATATCGCGGTGGATGTTCGCAACAGTATTCCATTGCAGGTGGCTCCCGTTGTTTTCGGTGGTGAGCGATTCCAGCTCGTCCAGGATTCGGTTCGCCTGACGCTTTATGGATTCAGCAATAAAATGGCGCTGGATCTTGTCGACTCGGTGGTGAACAGGGCGCTGGAGGAGGAAAAGTTTGGTGTAACCAATATTCCGGTGGTTCAGGACGCAAAGTCGGGACAGGTTGAAATCAACGCTCTGGCGAAGAAAAAGATTGTCGATTTTGACGTGAATTACTACCAGAGCACCGCCCGGGAAATATCCCGGCAGTTGATTGAAAAAGTCATTTGTAAATATGAGGTTAAATAATGGGGTTTAATATCGTCACGGTGAATGTGTCCCAGACCATCTGGGCCATTCCCTCGAATTTGCAGCAGATGTCCGCTGTTCTCTCGTTTGGCTCCACGACTCATGAGCCGGGAAAGCCTGTATTACTCACCCGTAATCAGGATATTAACGATCTGGTAAGAAATCCGATTGCTGCGTTGTCGGCGGCTGCTGCAGGAAAATCTGCGGCAAACGTCACCGTTACGATGACGCTTCCGGAAGGGAGCAACATCCGACGCGAAAACAGTTCTGAGGTGAAAATTGTTGTTTCCGGGTGTTCGCCCGACGCGTGGAATGGCGAATATACTGCTACCGTCACGGATGAAAAAACACTGACCTGGACGATTGCTGATTCTCAGCTTTCCGGTTCGCCAGTGACACTGGGGCAGTTTTCCATTGTTGGCAGTGAAAATCTGGTGACGGCAGTAAACACGTTTTTTGCCCAGGGAAATTCAGTTGGGATTTACCTGCTGGAGCTGGGAGTACAGAAAGGTGGAGTCAGTAAGGAAATCGCTGCACTGAAAGCTTATATGGAAGATCCGCTCCTGCGTTTTTATGCGTATCTGGTGCCGCAGCCGTGGGATGGTGACGCAGAGTTTATCAGTCTGGCAAAACTCCACACCGCCAACGAAGCGATGCAGTATTTCTTCGTGCTGACGAAAACGCCGGACGACACGAATTACGTTTCGCCTTATGCCGGTATTAAGTCGGTTATTGCAACGGCGGATGATACGTACCCGGCGACAAACGCGGCAGCAGCCGTAATGTGGAACTATGTTTCCGCATCACCTTCAGAAATCAACAAGGTGCCGCCGATGGCATTTCGCTATCTACAGGCGGTAAACGCCCACACGGGCAAAAATTCAATTCTGGTCACGATGACGAAGCAGAATATTAACTACGTCGACACGGGGGCTGAGGGGGGAATTTCCAACACGATTCTGGTGAAAGGCGTTACCAGTGACGGTAACGATATGACGTACTGGTATTCCGTGGACTGGGTGCAGATTAATGTCGATATGCAGCTCGCCAACACGGTGATCAACGGCAGCAATAACTCAATTAACCCGCTTTACTACAACCAGGACGGGATCGACCGTCTACAGCAGGTCGCACAGGCGGTGTTCAATACGGGCGTATCTTACGGCCTGGTCAACGGTCAGCCTGTCGTCGATGCAGTGCCTTTCCGCCAGTATATCAACACTAATCCCAATGATTACGGTATCGGGCGTTATGCAGGCCTTTCGGCCTCCTATACGCCGATGCGCGGATTTGTCGAAATCATTTTTAACATCAATGTGACAATGCAGCTTTCGTGAGGGACTGAACCGTGCCTAATCCAATGATCCCCGTTGGCACCCTTAACCGGGTTCGCGCCAGCGTTAAATTCACCTCCCATTCTGAACTGAATGTGTCCGCCTCATTTCTGGCAAAAGAAGGCGTCGAATTGTCCTTTCAGGGCAATATCACGGAGTTTTTACCCGCTATGACGGGAGCCGTGCAGTCGCCGCAGCCATACATGATTTTACAGGCGCGTGTTCATCTGCTGCGTAGCCAGGCGCTGGGAAAACAATTCAAGGCGCAATGGGAAAAGAATGCCACGATCGGCGACGCAAAAGTGTATAGCGACAGCACGGTGTTCGGTGATTTCGATATCTATAACACGGCGATCACCAACGTGCAGGATATGACCTTCGCCGGGGGCGAGCCGGGTGTGGCCATCACCATTACTGGTACGTATTACATCAACTCTGAAATGTGGGATCTGGTATGAAAATCGCGCGAAATTTAAACCTGATTATTCCTGTCCGGACAGAAAAGGGTAATGGCTGGATCCATGCCACGCCGATCAGCAAAGAGGTGTTTAAAGAGCATTTCTTCATTCTGAGTAAAACTTTTTCTGCCATTTTTTCAGAAGGTCTTGGCGTCGTTGCGGGTCCGCGTATCGCTTTTTTGATGCTGGAGCGGATCTCGCGTGATTCTAATATCTGGGAAGGTGATAAAGGGGTCCGTAATACACTTGTTAATGAGGTCATTCGCCTGGCAAACCTTGTTTACCCAGTGGAGGGTAAAGGCTACGACACAATCCCTCTCGATATGGCGCTGGAGCGTGAAATCATTGATTTGGATGAAGTGGCGGGTGAGCTCATTTTTTTTACATGCGTCTCGTCGATAAATTCACCGGAGCAGGCGAAGGGGACTATGGATGTGGTCAATGGAGTATGGAGCACTCAATGCTCGTTATTGAATCTTACGGAATGGATCGCTTCATTGCCGACATTGAAATCAGCCGCCAGTTCTGGCGCGACGGCGAACACGTCATCAGCGACATCCTCGACTACTCAGCCGGAGCCGGATTCAGAGACATCTGTGCAGATTCCGGCTTAAATGTAAAAACAGCAGCTCAGTTTCGTGAGCTGCTCAAATTCAAAAATCCCGCAGGAGTATTGTGATGGCTGGTAACCAGATGCCAGTTCTGACGCTGGATGTTAATGAAGAACACCTCAGGCGGCTTGAGGCGATATTTGAAAAGTATCGCAACGGACTGATGATTGGCCCTGCCGGTACGCCGCTTAAAATACCTTCAAATACCGGTCCGGGAGGTGGCTCTTGGCAGACAACCACAGGCGGAGAAGCCAATCAGGCTCCCAGGAAACCATCTTCACCCGCGCCAGTTCTGGCTGCTTCCACTGATGGACGTTTAAGGGATGAAAAATGGCGCTTTGTTGGCAGCGGGAAAACACCTGATTCGCTGGTGAGCAACTATAAAGGTCGCGGCGAAACGATGTTTGATAAGTACCTCAGCGGGCTGGGGAAAAACGCCAAACAGACGCTGAAAACTTACAAGCAGATCAATTCTACGCTACGGACGACCACTTCGAGATTAAACAACCTGTTTAAAACCACCGTATCGTGGGGGACAAAACTTGCGGTTATGGGCGTTGCCGGGCCGTTTGGCTTTGGCATGATGGCTCGTAATGTTGTAGAGAAACAGAAAAATGCTGATGAATTGCAGGCAACTCCAGGAGAGTTAAAGGCGGCAGAAAGCACTTATTCGCCTTATTTTTCCGGTGTTGGTAATTTGCTCAATACACTGGCAGCCGCGCAAAATGACACTCAGCATCCTGCCTACAACGGGCTAATTGGATTAGGGATAAATCCTAAAAAAGGGGCAGCAGAAAATCTTCCTGTATTGTTAGAAAGAGTTGCTGCTCTTGCAAAGGAGTATGAGGGAACCGGACTTACTCAGAGCATGCTCAGAGGTCGTGGCCTTGGATGGGTAAATTTTGGTATTGCTAACCAGTTAGTCAAATATCAGGACAAAATACCTGAACTCAACAAAGAGTTTTTATCGCGAGCTTCTCAGAATGACTCGTTGCTCACCTCTGGACATACAAGCCAGTATCAGAATCTTACCAGCAACTTAGAAAATAACTGGGATCAACTTACCAGCGGATTTCAGGGGGCAATGTCGGGTAACTCTGTACAGCTAATTAGAATATCTAATGGTGTAAAGAATGCTGGTCTAAATTTCCTTAACGGTGAGAACTTTAAAAGAATTTTGACTGATGTTGAAACAGGTCTGGATAAACTTGGTAAGTATGTAAATGGCCCGGATTTTAATAACGACCTGAATAATTTTGCCGAAAATGTTGCAAAGGTTGTTAAGGCACTTAGCGGGTTTGTTGGTTTTGCGGTTGAACATCCCTGGCTTTTTGGGGCCGCAGTACTTGCTGGACCATCGAGAGTTGGTGCTGTGGCAGCCACAACGACCGGAGTTGCCGCCCGTGTTGTTGGTGGAAGTCTTCTTGGGGCTACAGCCGGAACAGTAGCTGGATTGGCTATTCCTACAAATGACACACCTACCACCAGTGAGGAAATGAAAGGGCTGGAGGGGCGTTTCAACTTTGATTATTTTAACGAAGTGCAGGAGTGGCAAAAAAACAATCCGGGTAAGGTCTGGCCTGGAGGATTGCAGGGATTTTCAAATCAAGTAAACAGGTCTGCATATTTATCCAGAGGGATCAGGAATAACAATCCCGGAAATCTTAATTTCGCAGGACAAAAAGGGGCTACCCTGGAATCGGGGCCAAATGCCCGTTTTGCCAGCTTCCCGACGATGCTGGAAGGCATTGCTGCCTTAGATCGGCAGGTAATGCTATACCTGAAACGCGGCAAAAATACGATTGATCAGATTATTGATATTTATGCCCCTTCATCTGATGGAAATAACACATCGTCCTATAAAAGCTATCTCTCTCAGTACACCGGATTAGGTGTTAAGGAGAAAATCGATGGTTCTAATTTTGAGATAATGAGAAAGCTAATTCAGGGCATTATTAACCATGAAAATGGGGACGCCGCTCGTGCAGTAAGTGGCGATGATGTGATGCGGGCGCTGGCAATGAACCGGGGAAACGTATATTCACCAAATAATACTTCTCAGGTAATCAGGCTCGACGTTCAACAAAAACCAGGTTCCGACATACTGGCACAACTCGCCGGAATGCAACAAATACCGGGGTAAACCATGTCACTTAATTACTTTGGACAAGCTTTCAAACTGGCGTTTGAAGTATCGCCCATTCTTTTAGTTGATGGCATAGCGTCGAAAATTCCCGGCGGGGTGATGCCGATTGCTGTTTTGACCGAAGGCCTAAGCATTGTGAACGGTCTGCTGCATGGCGAGATTCGTACACGCTCGATGGCGGCATTTACCCCGATGGCGGGGACAACGTTGGTTCAGCAGGATATTTGCAACCTGAATTTCTATAACCAGGTAACGGCAGCGAATGCGACCGTCAAGAAGCCTAACCGGGTAGTCATGCAGATGATCCGTCCGGCATCAACGGAGGACGGTGGCTACATCACTAAGGGGATGACATTCACGGCGCTGAAAATGGCGCTCGATATGCATAACCAGTATGGCGGTTGTTACACCGTAATGACGCCATCTTTCATCTACACGCGCTGTCTGATGCGGTCGTTTATCGATACATCCGGTTTCTCTGAGCAGAACAAGCAGGTTCAGCACACCTGGCAGATTGAGTTTGAGCAACCATTGTCGTCTGTCGAACAAACGGTAAAAACGCTGGCGAGCGTTCTGGATAAATTTGATAAAGGGATGCCGTCAGACGGGGCGCTATCGTGGTCAGGTATTAAGAACCAGGTCGTGCAGGAGTTTGGTTTTGGCTTATGACAACGTTAATTCCTTTCAAACCTGACGGGCGAGGACCATTTCAGTTCACGGCCAGAATCGGAGAATATGAAACATTCGCCCGCGTTCCGTTTAATCTGTATGCAAATCGTTACTACCTGGAACTGAAAGACAGTTCAGGCGACGTGATTGTATACATGCCTTTGATCGCGTCACCTGACAGTTACGACATCAATCTGGCGCTGCCTTGCTCACCGGGGAAACTTGTTTTTCGCAAAAGTACGAATCAGTTTGAGGTTTCGTAATGCGTTATTACCGACTGGAAATTATTAATCCTAAAACAGGCAAGCCGCCAGTGGATAGCAATGGAAAACCCATTGGACCTTTTGATACCAATGAAACACCAGGATGTGGGTTGCATGTTGAATTTGACTTTGAAGTAACCGGCCTGGATGTAGTCTGTTCGGGTACGATGCTGACGATCTATGGATTACCAATTGACATGCTGAAGCAAAGCGTAAGTTTGCAGGGTTGTCTGGTACGTATGAAAGCAGGCTTTGTTCAGGGGTTACCACTGGCAAATAAGGATCAACAGGGGGAGGTAATCTATGGTGAAATTTATCTGGCCTATGCCAACTGGATCGGCACGAACCAGACTTTAAACTTGGTAATAAATCCAAGCATACGCAAAACCGATGACGGTAAACCTTTTTCAATTGAGGGGCAGGGGGAAGCAGGGGAAAGGGTGGGCGATGTTTTAGTCCGCGCTTTGCAAAAAGCATATCCCAATAAACTTATTGATTGCACAGTCAGCGACAACCTGGTTTTGCCGGAACCGTGGAATGGAACCTACGAAGATATTGGTTCGCTGGCTATGGTCCTCCGTAGTGCTTCAATTGCAATGATGCGCGATGAGAAATACAGCGGAATTGCCATCAGTATTCTTTCCGACAGAATACGAATTTACGATAACGCGTCAGCAAAGTGGGGTGAGCCAAAAACAATTCATGCCCATGAACTGGTCGGGCAGCCGACATGGATAGCGCCGTTTACCGTCAGTTTCAAATGTCCTATGAGAGGCGATATCAGATGTGGTGATGTGGTTAAACTGCCGGAGGGGCTATATTCTGGCGCTGCGTCGATTGTGATGGCTAATACAACGGTACCCAGCGTTATCGCAAAAAATTCGACCACGTTTACCGGGAAATTTCTTGTGAAATCAGTCAGACACATTGGTTCGTATCTGACAGCCGATGGCGATGCCTGGGTGACGGTATTTGAGGCATATGCTGAGAACTGGGCGAGGGTGTAATGTCAAACGCTCAAAAATTACCGTTTCTCCGAACACTGTCGGAGATGATGACCAGTTCTGGTAACCAGCAAGCCGAGCTTAAAGGCCGCGAATTGCCCTGCCATGTTGTCGATATCTGCGGGCAAATAGTGACAGTTCAGTTTGATATGCTGCCGGAGGGGATCAACTTCCCGCAGATAACAATCCCTGTCGCCACATTCCCGTATATCCGTTACCCGATACAGCCGGGCGATCGAGGAGTAACAATTGCCGCTGATGTATCACTGCGCGGTGTGTCCGGATTGGGAACCGGTATGGCAACGCTTTCTTACTCGATGTCGCTCACTCCCCTGTTTTTCGTGCCACTGGCAAACAAGGAGTGGTCCGACGAAGATCCGCAAAAAATCGTTTTGTACGGTCCGGATGGCGCGATCCTCAAAACAGAGGACGGCAGTAGCTCGGTAATGGTGGCTCTGGAAGAAATCAGGCAAAAGTCGAAAGCTGTTTACCTCGAGGCCGAAGATATTTTCCTGAACGGGAAAATTCACCTCAACGGACCGATCGTCCAGGACAAAGCCCAGATGAAGGATACAACCGCTTCGCTGATTGGTCCTCTTAATGTCGAGATGGATGCAGTTATCAACGGCGTGAGCGTCAGCGGCCACAGCCACGATGTGACTGGTGTTCAAAGCGGCAGCAGCACGATTACGTCGAAGAAACCAAATCCTGGTTAATACCGGTTCATTTCACTTTAAATTCTAACCATAAAACGAAAACCCCGACTGTTGGCCCAGTCGGGGTTTTCTGTTTCTCACCTTGAATACGCAAGGGATGATTACGTATGTTTGGAGGTCTTCCGTGATTAATTTTAGCGGAGGAGACTGGATTGTGAAAGCCTTAAAATTAGTGGCAAAAAGCAATACCTTACGACGCATGTATTACACCGCTGCACTCGTAGCTTTAGCATTTGCCTTTTCACCAGTACTGACAGAGTTAGTTAAAGTGATGGGGGCACGATGAGAACATGGGGCCGCGTCACCGACGCGAACGGCAACAAAAAATGGGTTGCAGTAGAATCTGACGCCAACGGTGATTTCTCCTACGGCTGGCTGACGACGCTCATTCAGACGTTAAAGCTGGGATTGGGGGAGTCGCCGTTTTACGCGAATTACGGTATTCCTGCACAGCAGTGCATCGTGCAGCAGATTTACCCAGACTACTATGTGAACATGGTTCAGCAACAGTTTGCTGGGTATTTTGCATCACTGGCAATTTCAAAGGTAGATGGAGCAGATAACCCCACCTATAACATCGATGTTGTGTTTTTTAATGGGACCAGTTACCGGACGCAGGTGCCGGTATGAATCACAGTTTTATGATAAAACTTTTACCTTGGTTTGGAGTGCTGTAGAGAGATATTTTAGGGGGGCGAGTAATTTTCTAAGCTGGAGCATATTGACATATATTATTTCGGATTTGCAAAATACATATTGTTACCATGGAGGAGACAAGCATGGAAAATTTTGCAAATAAGTTAAAAATACACACAGAGCATGTTGCAAAAATGGGGGTGTTTTGTACAACTGAAGAAACGACAAAACAAGCACTCATTATGCCATTACTAGATATTCTTGGTTTTACTCCGTATGATCCAAGAAAAGTCAAAGCTGAGTATAGTGCTGACTTCCCCGGGGTTAAGGCTAATGAACGGGTTGATTACGCTTTATTTTGTCATGATGTTCCTGTGATGTTCATTGAGGCGAAATCGTTTTCAGAACAAATTGATAATCACTGCCCACAGCTATCAAGATATTTTAATTCAACACCGGAAGTTACTATATCAGCCATTACAAATGGTGTTGAATGGCGTTTTTTTACGGATTTGAAACAAAAAAACATAATGGATTCAACGCCGTTTTTAAAAATAAGAATGGATTCTCTAACTCACTCCGATATTACACAATTATTTCGTTTTCGTTATGATAAATTCAAACCAGAGGCTTTACGGACACTGGCTGAAGAAAGTGTTTATTTGAATTCATTTACTAAAACAATCAGTTCTAGTCTTCGTGAAGTTGATCTGGAGTTTGTTCGATATGTTGCTAGTCGTTCAAATATTGAGAGACAACTTAATCAGAGATTTCTTGAGTTCGTGACTCCATTAGTTAAACAGGCCGTTGAGCGCGCTGTTAGCGCAATGGTGGTTTCCGGGCTATCTACACAACCGGTAGAGCAAACTAAAGAAAATGATGCAACGGATACACAAGTTAATAACGCCATTGTTGATGAAGAAAACCCCAACATAATAACCACAGCCAAAGAATTGGAGCTATTTGAAAGGGTAAAACAAATCATACAAACAGAAGATAATATAGAATATAAAGATACTGAGTCATATTTTGGTGTACTATTGAATGGTAAAACTAATAGATGGCTGCTAAGATTTTATGATAAAAAATCTTCATTTATAACTTTACCTATTTCGCTTAGTGAAGTTCAGTTGAATGAAATAAGACGAGCTCGACTTGATACGGATGGTAAAAGGATACATATAACTAATCCGGAAGATATACTTCGCATATCCGGTTTGATTCTGGATTCATACGAGTATGTTAAAAATGATGATAATTTCCGCCGAGGGTCCAGAGTGAGCAGTTTAGAAGAGGTTGAATAAGTAAAAAACCCGCGAAAGCGGGTTTTTTAATGGAGTAAATATGTCAGAAATACCAATTACTATGACCAGTGCGGGGGCGCAGCCTACGCCACCCAATGATTTGCTTGCAAATCTTATCATCAGAGTTGCTGAAAAAGTACCTGGATATACAGCCAACCTTCCGGCGGGGCTTATTACTGACCTTGCCAGCACGGCAGTCGGGGCGCTGGCATTAATAGACCAGGCGCGGGTGGACCTTATTAACTCCGTAAGCCCATACGGCGCAAATATTCCGTTACTTATGCAACTCGGAAACATTTATGGAGCACAGAAGGGATTAAGTACAAATACGGCGGTATACGTGGTGTTTGAGGCGTTGCCGGGGTTTGGTATCCCTAAAGGATTTGTTGTCGGTGACGGCAACTACCAGTATGCAGTTTCCCGCGATACGGTGGTGCCGGAAAGCGGGCAGACTGAGCCAGTCTACTGTGTGGCCACAACGTCAGGCTCATGGGCTGTACCGGAAGGAACCGTAACGCAGGTCATTACATCGGTACCCAAAGATCAGCCTGTAAAATGCACGAACCTTACCGCAGGGATGCCAGGTCAGGAGGCGCAAACGTGGGCATCTTACCGCGCCGAAGTCATGGAGTCCGGCATGTTTGGTGTGCAGGGAACACCGGATTGCTTTAAAGCGATGCTCAAATCAGTAAGCGGTGTGCGAGAAAACCTGATTTCTTTCCGGCAGTCGTCGCTGGGGAAATGGGTTGCGGTTGTTGGTGGCGGTGATCCGTATGATGTGGCTTATGCTATTTACAAATCTGTACCGGATATTTCGAAACTGACCAACGATGTTAGCAATCCATCTGGTGCGGCAGTGGAAAAACGCACGGTTTCAATAACCGTTTCGCCAGATGTTTATCAGGTGCCGTTCGTTATCCCGTCATCACAAAACGTCATGGTGCTAATCACCTGGAACACTGTATCTGATGATTATGTTGATCCGGCGGGTATTGCTATGGCTGTGCAGCAAAACGTTGCTGATTACATCAATTCTATTGAAGTCGGACACCCGATAAATCTGCTGCGAATCCAGGATATTTTTACCAGTTCCGTCAGATTGTTGGTTGATGCGACGTTGATCTCAACAATCAGTGTGAGCATTGGCATTAATGGCCATATTGTTCCTCCGGCAAAAGACACAAGCCTGGTTTATGGCGATACCTATTCCTATTTTTCGACGGTGGCATCACAGGTTCAAGTTAACAAGTATGCAATATCTGACTGAAAAAATTCTCCCTGCTTATCCGTTTGTGCAGTACAGAGATGATCCGAATGTTGTTGCGTTCTTTGATGCATACAATGAAATTGCTCAGGAATACCTCGATTCACTCAACAATCTGGCATTGCCATGCTGGACATCGGAATCAATAACCGGGCAATTGCTGGACTGGATTGCTCTCGGGATTTATGGCGTTGAAAGGCCTTTACTACAGGTTTCCGAGGAGGCTATTGCACGCGGCGCATACGATACCATTGAATACAATACAATCCCTTATGCGGCAATGCGGAATTATGTTCCGGGGCAGGCATCGTATGTTCCGGATGATTATTTCAAGCGAATATTAACTTGGAATTTTTATAAGGCTGACGGTTCGCATTTCTGCATTGACTGGTTAAAGCGCCGTGTGGCACGGTTCATTCATGGGAAAAACGGAATAGACCCGCCGTTGCAGCACACTTTTGATGTGAGCATGACTGTATCGGACAGTGTTTTTTCTATTCAGATACCAGAATATGGTGATGGTATAGGCTATTTTCTGAAAGATGCCATTGACCAGAAATATGTAAAACTCCCTTTTATTTATTCCTATGCAACAACGGTGATTCAAAAATGATTCTTGGATTCGGAAATAACGTTGTTTCAGCACTGGCTGGTGATATTACGACGATTCAGACTGATATTCCGGTGATGCCGGGCACGGGAGCTAAATTTGCAAAATTGCTTTCTGCCGATTTTGAAAATAAATCGAACGGGCAACGCGTCTATGCAAAAATTACTCTTACCGATAATAAAGAGTCTGCATTTGAGATTTGTCACCTGGTATCGGTAAGCGGTGATGTGCTGAAAGTCATTCGTGGGCAGGAAGGAACAACCGCGAAAGGTTGGTCCCTTAATGACGTTGTGGCTAACTTTGCCACGCGTGGATCGGAAAACTATTTCGTACAGATAGCGCAGCTTCAGAGCGGTCATTATATTGCGGGTGTTGCTGGTGGCACTGCAAACACACTGACGCTGGAACTTCCCTCGACGTTTTTTGTTAATGAGGGTACAGATTGGACGCTACGAACCCCGATTATCGTTTTCCCCGTTCAGAACAATACCAACGCGGCGACACTTCAACTAACACTAGGCGGAAAGGTTCTTGGTACGTTCCCACTTTATAAGGGGAACAAGTCCGAGCTGGTGGCGAATGATATCATTAAGGGTATTCCTTTTATTTGCCTTCTTGATAGCGAGAAAAGCTATTTCAGCGTGATAAACCCCGGCAATATCTATTCAGATTTTGATCTGCGATATGTAAAAAAATCTGGTGATTTGATGACCGGGGAGCTGAAAATCCGTGGTGTTAATGCGCTGAGGATTTTCAACGAAGCATTTGGTCTGATTTTTCGTCGTTCGGAAGAGTGCCTGCACCTTATCCCTACCAGTGAAGGTCAGGGCGAGAATGGCGATATTGGCCCCCTGCGTCCGTTCACTATTAATCTGCGGACGGGCGAAATATCCATGTCGCATAAAGTGTCTGTTGGCGGTGGTTCTCAGGTCAATGGTGCACTGGGTATCGGCGTTCAGAACGCGCTGGGCGGAAACTCAATTGCTTTCGGGGATAACGATACAGGTATAAAACAAAACGGCGACGGCATTCTGGATGTTTATGCGAATGGACAGCATGTATTTCGTTTCCAGAATGGTGTGGCGATAGCGTTAAAAAATATTCAGGCCGGAAATGCTAAAAAATTCACGTTATCCAGCACCAACAACTCCACGAAAAACGCAACGTTTAATTTATGGGGTAATTCATCCCGACCTGTAGTTGCAGAGCTTGGTGATGATTCCGGCTGGCATTTTTACAGCCAGAGAAATACCGATGGCAGTATCACATTCGCTGTAAACGGAAAGATGACCCCATCAAACTATGGAAATTTCGATGCCCGTTATCAGCAGCGAAATGGCGGCGTGCAGGATGTGCGTTATGGTTCCGAAATGTATTACAACCCGGGAGGTAACCAGGTATCCTGGACATTTCGCTCACCTTCAGGCCACGGGTTATCCGGTATTAATGTGCAGGACACCGGAAGCAATTCGGCAGATAACATCGGCGGCGTGTATTACCGCCCTCTTCAGAAACTGATTAATGGCACCTGGTATAACGTGGCGAGTGTTTAACAATGTTGCATTTAAAAAATATTACTGCGGGTAATCCGAAAACCGCAGAACAATATCAGATGACAAAACAACATGGTATCACCTGGCTTTTTTCGGAAGACGACAAAAACTGGTATGAAGAGCTGAAAAATTTTGCCAGTGACACCATAAAAATGGTTTACACCGGAGACGGGCGCGTGGTGTGGGTCGGTAAGGATGTGACAGGCATTGAACCCCGTAACGCCAGTGTTATTGAAGTTCCTGATATTACCGCTAACCGCCGTATTACCATGCCTGGTTACTGGTTTTACCGCGACGATAAATTTGTCTTCGACTACAAACTTAAAGCGGAAGATGAGCGCGATGCCCTGTTACAACGGGTCAGCATCATGACCAGCGAATGGGAAAAAGACCTGCTGCTGGGATTAATCAGTGACGAAGACAGGGAGAAGCTGAAAGCGTACCGCATTTACGCGAAATCGCTGCAGGCGATGGATTTCAGCGCCATCGCTGATAAAACCTCATATAACGCCATTGAATGGCCCGTCTCTCCGGAAGCCTCTTCCTGATTTAATTTATCGCGAGAAAAACTATGTCTGTAGTGATATCAGGTGCGCTGATTGATGGCGCAGGCATCCCCATGTCCGGATGCCACATAATTCTGAAATCCCGGGTAAACACCTCAGAAGTGGTGATGCGCACAGTTGCTGATGTGGTAACGGGCGCTGACGGTGAATATTCATTTGAAGCACAGACCGGGAAATACTGCGTATATCTGAAACAGGACTGGCGCGACGAGTACTGTGTTGGTCATATCACGGTTTATCCAGAATCACCCCCCCGGTACACTGAATGATTTTCTGACAGCCATCGATGAAGGTGACCTGAAGCCGGATGTCGTCAAACGATTTGAGGAAATGGTGGCGCAGGCGCAGCAGAGCGCGGAAGCCGCAGCGGAAAGCGAGCGACAGGCCTGGCAACATGTCGCTGATGCGCAACAAATTAAGAGCGACTGCCAGACGCTGGCAGATAACGTACAGCAGAATGCAGAAGCCGTTGCCGAAGATAAACAGCGCGTTGCACAGCTGGCCTCAGAAGTTGAGCAGAACGCCGGGCAGGTACAGCAGGGTGTGCAGAGTGTTACAGATGCAGTAAAGCAGGCTCAACAGGCAGCAGATGACTCAGCATCCAGCGCAGAGGAATCAAAAAACAATGCGGATAACGCCGCCCTGAGCGAGCAGAATGCGAAAAATTGCGCTGATAATGCTGCCGGAAGTGCACAGCAGACCGCACAGGATGTGAAGGCAACCGCAGCGGCGCGTGATGATGCAGAGCGTTTTGCTGATGAAGCCAGAAATAATGCAGTTGCAACGGCTGCGGACAGGGAATCCACTGCGGAGGATGCGAAACAAACCGGTCAGAATGCCGCCGCGGCCGCCATGAGTGCTCAGGAGGCGAAAGACGCAGCAGGGCATGTGCAGGGATTCATTCATGACCACCTTTCAGTATCAGCCCGTTATTCGGTAACAGAGGCGAACCGTCAGCTACAGGCGTTGAGGATAAACAGCGGGCGCTACGAGGGGCTGTGGCGCTACCTGAATGCGAACGGTGGTATCAACTGGTATTTTCTGTTTCTTGCCGTGTATGAAAGTGAAGGAAAATGCTTTTCCCTCAGTGACCGTATGACAATTTGCGAAAAGGCGTTAAGACTGGGGCTTGTGGTTCCGTTTATGACCGGTTGCCGTTATGAAGCCGGGCAGCGCCTGACAATAAACGGCACGCTTTTTTTTGTTAATATCGCGGGCACCACCGGGGAAACGTTGCCTGATATCAGCTCTGTAGCCCCCGGAGATTTTGTCCGGACCGGCTCCGCTGTGCTGGAGTGCCTGAAAAGCCCCTCAAACCGAATTCCGGCTGCATGGCAGTATTTTTTTCTGGATGTGGCTCCGGATTTGTATACCCCTGTTGCGCCGGACTCCACGGACAGCTACCCGGCGCTCTGGTTCGCCTGCATTGCTGAATTTGCGGACAGTACCTGGTTACAGGAGTCAGCCGGAATCGGCGGGTCCAGCCGCTGGGAAATCATAAAACAGGTGGCAAAGTTCAATATCGTTGCTGAAATAAATCCGGTGGCAAGTCTGGTAAACGTATTCCAGCACAATCTTGCACCCGGTGACCGGGCTTATGCACAGTGTTTTTGTCAGGATAACGCAGAGGTTTATGCCGGTTTGCGTGCACTGAAAACACTGGCTGACCTTGCCGGAGATACCACTGCTGCAACTGAATATACCGCTGCCATGAAAACCATCAGGGCTGGCCTGCTTGCGTTGTTTGTACCTGAACAAAAACGGTTCCTGACGTATTACAACGAGACGGATTACCCGGCAGAGCCTGGTGAAGGGCGTTTTGTTGATAAGGACCGTTTTTCTGTGGCCCCGTGGCGCTTTGGGGTGCTGGAAACACAGGAAGAAGTGGAACGGTACGGCAGGCAGGTCCTGGACGCCATACAGAGTGCTTACCCGGACCTGTTCACGGCAAATTATGACGGCATTGATACGTTTGCCATGAGTGATTTTTTTGCTTTTGTGGCAAAGGTCACCACCTCTCAGACAGCAGCCACGGCTGCCATCAGACGCCTGCAAATCCGGGCGACATCTGCCGTCACGGTGGCCGACGTTGCCGCCGCCATATCCGTTACAGCCTGGGGAAAAATCCCACAGTTTCGTGCCTGTGATTTTATGCGCATCAACGGGCATTCCGTGCTCGGAGGGGGCGATATCACGCTGGGCGCGGCGGCCACAATGGAGCCACAGAGTGATATTCGCGACAGGACGGAAGGCAGGATGGCACTTCCCGATGCCTTCGGTTTTGGGCGTATATTCAATACAAACGAAACTGTCTGCTTTGACTCAGAAAATGATTTTCTGGTGTGGGTAAAACAGGTCACGCCGGGTGAATATTTTGTTGATGGTGGCAGTAAAATCATATCCGGAGGTGTGTTGTTTAACGGGGTGGTCAGCATCCGCTGGGTTGAGGCACGCAATAATCCACCGGAACCGCGATATACAGTAAAGGTCATTATTTTCTACGGTATTAATGGCGATATTTATTACAACCGTTACTGGACAACAGGTAATGGTTATCTGACTGGCTGGGAAAGGTTGAAGCTGGGGGAAACAGGGATTGCGGATACGCTACGTTCCATCGCCGGAAGAGCCAATAATTACGGTTATCCAGGAATTGGCGGGGTCGTGTTTGCCGCATACTGCATAAATGACATGGATGAAGACGGAAGAATTTTCAGGGGAAGCGGTGTGTCAGGCTCCAGACTTGCTGCCATTTCTGTTACAGCGCCGTACAGCCATAATGGCCTGAGCACCTCAACTCCGCAGATTGTAATTGCACCGCCTTCGGCGTATCCAATGGCAGGGACGTTTGTGGCACTGTCAGGGGAACCCACAACTAAAGTGAGTGCCGGTACTTCGATAACAGGTCTGTTTGTCCGTATTGCGTAGGTAGATGATGCAGATAAAACGAATTGAAAATGCGCGTTATCTTGAGAATGGCGCGATTGACTGCGAGGTGTTGTTTGATGGCATGGATGCCCCTGTTCCGTATACGGCAACTGCCACTGATGCAGCAGAGACAGGGCAGCGAGTCTGGCTGGAACTGCAAAGCGGGAGATGGGGTGAGATTACCCCGTTCGTCGTTACACCAGAACTGCTGGAGGCCGTAAAAGCAGCCAAACGTCAGGAAATAGAAGAATGGCGTACAGAACAGGAGGCGCAGCCGTTCACGTTCGAATGGAACGGTCATAGCTGGAACGGGGGACCGGATTCGATGGCCCGTCTTTACACGGTGGTGATGTCAGCAAAATCAGTCACGGCACGGAAAACCATGGTATGGTGCGATGCGGAAAATCGGCAGGTAAAGTTGTCAATGCAACAACTGGATGAGCTGCTTACTGCAATGGCGCAGGCGCAGGTCGATCGTAATGACGAGATTTATCAGCGCCAGCGAGGGATGAAAGAGGAGCTGAGCAGTCTGGAGGATTTGAAATCGGTTAGGGATTTCATGCTGGAATAATAGGAGCTGCGGCACGTCGTATGCAAGAACGTGCCGCAGCTGGCTGACGTACGTTCGATAGTGCGAAATTGAATGAAAGTCAGCCGGAAATAATCTTACATAATTGCTGTGAAATTATTCAACTTATAGGTTGTTTATTTCTGCCTGGATTGGTCTGAAATAGTCCCGAAAATATCTCTAAAAAACTCGAAAAAAAATGGTAACTAATTGAATGCATTAATATGCAATGGTACGTGTTTAGGATTAAAAGATGAACGCAATTTTGTTTAATGCATTGATTTTAATTGGTTTTATTGTTTGCTGGCGAAAGCAGGAATCGTATTCGGTCTCTTTTTGTTTTTAAATCAATAGCTTACAGCACTGAATCCGAAATTTTTCCGAATTACTGTATTCTGGCCTTTTTGGTTATATCACATCCAAATTCAGTTTAACATTTCTTTTACAGCAAAGATTGAGCATCACGTACGTCTTATCATCACGCTTATCGAGATAGAGCTTTGTTGTGTTCTCTGAGGTGTGGCCCAGGAGTTTTTGGGTGAATTCCTCGCGAGCTGTCAGAACGTGAAATTCGGCGTCTTATGGCGACTGCAGAGGGCTTTATTGAGGGGGAAAAGAAAAGTATTAGTACGGGCCGCAAAAAGTGCGCTACGCTGGTATGAGTTGAATTTCTGACCTCAACGAAGAGCCCCAAATCATAGGGGCTTGTTTCTTGCCACTTTCAGAGGAAAGTTAATAAAACAGCGTGTTCGTTACGAAAAAACGCTATGCAATTTTTACTCTGTTCTATGCATTTTTTATTCAGTTTGTTTTGACCATATAGCCATCGAAAATAACCATCTCATGGTCGTTTCAACGTGGACGGGACCCGTCTTGTTATTGCAAGTTTAAAATGTCACCCGATTCCACAAAGTAGAAATGTCACTTACCGACTGTAACTAACTGATATTAAAATTGTCATACTGGTGTCGTGTTCGTGTCATGATGATGTCGTTGCCATAAACGGTCAGCACTGCAACAATAATCAAACCGTGATTATTTATTTCAGAGGGTATGCCATTATGGAAAGCAGAGTGAAACAACTAAGACTGGAAAGAGCCTGGTCTCAAGAAAGACTGGCTGAGTTATCATCGCTCAGCACAAGGACTATTCAGCGAATAGAAAATAATGAAGTGCCAAGTTTAGAAACACTTAGCGCATTAGCTTCCGTGTTTAATGTCAGTGTATCTGAACTTACTTCTGAGCCGCTGCCGGAAAGTATAGAGTTAGATAGTCGAATCGCAGAAGCTAAAAAACGAGTAAAAGATGAAGCTAAGTTATTAAAAAGTATAATAGTAGCTATCATTGTATGTGCAATAATGTATTTTCTTAATTATATATATGCGCCGCATAGTGATTGGCCTGTTTGGGTTATGGCTATTTGGGGCGGTATTTTGATAGTGAAAGTATTCAAACTATTTCTTTTAGATAAGTTGCTCTTTAAATGGCAAAAAAATAGATTAATGTCTCTTACCAGAAAAAATTAGCACTGGTTTATTGGAGTCTGCCTCCTGTTTGCTAATATTGTTGATAACAGACAGGCAGGGAGATTCTATTTGTGTAAACTAGCGCTAACTTCCTCTTTGTTCAAATAATGCAATGTCGCCATTTTGGTATACTGGGGTATCAGGAATAGAATTAGCGATGTTAGATTCAGACTGTCTTCTTCCGGTTAGAGCAACTAGCTGTAACGACTCGCAATAATTCCATTTTTCAGCTCGGATTAAATGCAAATGGGCTCGCAATCCATTTTGGCTGGCTCACAATAACTGCAAATGAAAAAACTTCTCATTTGTGTCTGGATGTCGGATTTCGTTCTCACTTAGCGTGAGTCCACGTCCGATTTCAGTTGCAGTTATTGTGAACCAAAATTTGCGCTGTCTGCGAGTCGTTACAAGATAGCCGCCGGGCTGGACACCATGACGGTACCAGGTAGCGTTACGTGCTTAGAAACCGAAATTTTTGAACATATCATTACTACTCATATCGTTAGCAGGCGCACGGTTCATCGACTCCATCTGCTTGATCAACCCCAGGCTGGCACCAACAGGCCCTCCGACGCTGAAACCGACGCTACTGGAGCGGGTTTTGCTGGTGCTACTGCTGTGGGTTTGGCTACGGGTGTTACAGTTGCTTTGGTGTGTCCGTGTGAGACCATTTTTGCTGAGCTGGCTATCTTCACTTTGGGTGCAGTTTCCCTGTGACTGGCTGTGACTGTCTCCTGTGGTGTGGTTGCGGCTATCCGTGTGCCACTCGCTATAGCCTCCCGCTGGCGCGATGATGCCGACCGATGTGCCGTGGGTGGCATAGGGTGGCATGGCCATGCCACTACAGCCACCGAGCAGCAACGCGGTGCCGACGATAAAAATGATCTTACCCAGAGCGGTGTTTTTCATTGTTCCTACCTATTTCTCGTTAGTTATTTCTATGCCCTGCCCTGGCAGGGCTCGTTATTATTCATTCTTCAATTGGGAGATCAAGTTATTTTAATTAAATTGGTATTATTCTTAATGGTGTTCCTTATGGAAAAGATTAATTTGCAATGCAAATAAAGTTATATCGAATTGTCCTTTCGGGGTCATGTATTCAATCCGGTGATTATCGTTTAGAATACCGATTCTTATCGCAGGATTTATGATGGCTAAAGTCGATATGAAGTACCCGTTTTGCGCGTAAACCACACCCGTTAAAAAACATGGCTCGGGGAGTCGTAAATGGTTGCTGATACGGATAATCGTGCGAGTCACGGTGCGTAACCAGCCAAAGACTCACCGGGAGACGCCCGGCACCACAACAACCAACCGCCACTGGCTCATCCTGACAGATTAGCAGCCTTCTAAACTGTAGATACGAGGTTCGACTTCATATACCCCGTTGTTGTCCCGCTGGTCACGCGGCGGCGGTGGCTCATTGTTACAGGGCAAATTTCAGGCAGAAAAAACCCGCCAAGGGAAGAGGCGGGCAGTAAATACTGAATTTGAAATAAACAAGGAGTACATCATCACTTTTAGCAGGAGAACCGCACAATTGACTGGATCGTGCAGTTTTCTAACCTTGCCTGATTCTTATGGTTAAGTTAAACAGATAAATCCTAAACTAGTAAACCATGTAAATTATCATGTTATGGTAATGATGTTGCGGTGAATCCCGTTAGCACGGGGCAAACTGATCATATACTTCTGTTAACCAATGTCGCAGCAGACACCATAGCGGGTCATGGCAGGTCAACCAAAGGCTCACCGGGTAGCGCCCGGCACTGCAATACTCACTCATTATTTAAATCAAAGGCTACTTCGGTAGCCTTTTCTTTTTCCACTCACCCGATACCCGGATAGTTAGTCTCCCGGACAGGGGAAGTTATGATAATGGACAAAATGACCACGGGAGTGTCATACGGCGTGTCTTTTGCCACAACGCTTTATTCCGTCCTCGACTCATTTACTCCTGATGAATGGGCGGCAATTGGAATTCTTAGTGGCGTTATTTTTGGTACGCTGACATTTCTAACGAATTTTTATTTTCAGTGGCGGCGGTTAAAGATTCAGGAGGGGGATGGTAGTTCTAAAGAATAAAGTAAAAGCCCTTCTGGCTGGTGGCGCGGGGGCAATAGTGATAGCGGCGGCGCTTCTTGACGATCTGGAAGGCAGGCGCCACGAACCCTATCGCGATGTGGCAGTCGTACTCACAGTCTGCGACGGGCATACGGGAAAAGACATCGTTCCAGGCAAGTACTACACCGATGCGGAATGTGATGCGCTACTGAATAAAGACCTTGCACTGGTCGCAGCCCGCATTGATCCACTGATTAAGGTCAGTATCCCCGAAAGCGAAAGGGCGGCGTTCTACTCCTTTGCATACAACGTTGGTACTGGTGCATTTGCCAAATTCTCCCTGCTGAAAAGAAAGTGAATCTTCAAGAAAGAAGGGATGCCCGAGAGCAACATTTCTCACCCTGGCTGATTGCGGCTATCTACAGGGCATAGAAGCACGGCATGAGGAGAAAAAAGGAGGAAAGCTGTACCAGAGAGCAATCCAGGTTGCTAATCTGATATTAGATTTACCTACAATCAGCAAAGCCGAGTTGGTGGACAAAACTTGCTACAAAGACAGGCAAGGATCTTATGACATTGTCATAGCACTTGCTCAAGGTAGATTACTTCAACATCCAGAGTAAGTTCCTGGCTTGTCTGGCACCTAAAGGCCCCGGATTTAGTGTGACTTTTTCTTATCCACTTCATCGCGCACTCACCACGTATTTCAACCCCGAGACCATTCACAAAAGCGACCGCTGAGAACGCCATCGCAGCATGGTGCGCTCGGGTGTGGCTGTTTTGGTGAGACAGTGATCTCTTTTTTGAAGGTAATCACCATGCAATATCCAATCGTAATTGTTAATGGCGTAACCGGGAGTACAGGGAGAAGACAGAGAGTAAATGGTGAACATCCGGCATGGATGCCGGGTGTGGTCAGGTGCGCCCTGTCAGTGTCGTCCGGCAAATGCGACTGGCATGGGTTAGTTTTATACCTACCCCACAGAAATGAACTGGTAACACGCCAGATCCCGCCAGAATGCAGTATTCAGTGCCTCGGCATAATGTCCGTCACAGGCACTTTTTTCGAACGCTAAAATGAAATATATAGATTTCGGTTTGTATGAGTACTTAATAATTAAAATGTTAGACGATTGTCATAAGTACTCATCATTACCAGAGGTTAATTTGTTTTATTATTATTATGAAGATAAAAGTGTTGGTGGTGATATTTTTTAATAATGGAAATAGGTCTGGCTTATTATTAGCTGTGAAAGTTTCATGTGCGGATAGTATAGTATGAATGGTTATTCTTGACATGAGAAGAGAGGAGTCTGTGCTAGTGACTCTTTGTTGAAGTAAGTTATGATAGTTTTGTTTAACTCTAATAGAGCACGGTAGATACACAATGAATAAATGCAAGCTTCGTTCTGTTTATAAAGGTGTGAGGTGTTAATATGAAAAAGATTTTTTCTGTCTGTGCTTTGTTAATTACAGCATGGCCTTTGAGTTCGTGGGCTGAATGGACAGGAGATAGTTCTATAAACTATTATTCTGATGAAGTTATCTCTGATTTTCATGTCGGTCAGTTTAACCACAGTGCATATTTTTGCATAAAAACAGTTAAAAAATCAGGAGAAGGGACACCGATTATAGCATGTGCACTTTCACATGATTCTAAATGGATACCTTCATTTAATATTATGTTAGAACAGGCAAGGAATTTTTATATTACAGGGCACTCTATAAGAGTGTATGTTCAACCAAATGTCTGGAGCAATAAATCCTTTATAGAAGCGTTATCATCCAATGCACTTGTTGGACTTTCTTCATGTAGTACATCTGAATGTTTCGGACCTGTGAAGCCGAAGATGTAAAGTGAGTTCCTGGCTATTAAGAATGCCATCATATACGAATTTAAACTGATATAATAGTTTATTCGTAATAGTAATTCCTGCTTTTAAATATTTTTGGCTAAGCTAAGAGGAAGTATTATGAAAAAAATCACCTCTGTTTGTGCGTTATTAAGCCTCATTTGTTCTTTCAACGCCAGCGCTGAGTGGACGGGAGATTACGAAAACATTGGTTATTTTTCACACGAAGTTATCAGTGAGTTCCATGTTGGCCAGATCGATGGGGGCGCTTATTTTTGCATAAAAGCGGTTAAAGCCGATGGTAGTCGTAGTACTCCTCTTATTGCATGCTCAGTATCAAATGAGAGTGTATGGGCTCCTTCTTTTAAAGTGCTCCTAGAACAAGCAAGGTATTTTTACGTCACCGAACAATCTGTAAGGATTTATTATGATCATAATGTCTGGACAAATCAACCCTTTGTAAATACATTTTCAACAAATGCCCTCGTGGGATTATCGTCATGCAGCGCAGCAACCGACTGCTTTGGCCCTGGTAAGCCTAAGAGTAAGAGTAAGAGGGATGTGGAACAATGAAAAAGTTAATATTACTGACCTTAATAATAGCCAGTTTTGATATCTATGCGATAGATTTTGTTTATCGTGTAGATCCAAATCCACCGGATGTTATTTTTCGTGATGGGTTCTCTCTACTTGGATATAATCGGGACCTACAGCAATTGATCAGTGGAAGATCGTGTGCTGGTGGAAGTAGTGACAGTCGTTATATTGTAACGACATCAGATATTAATAAAACATACGCTATAGCCAGAGCGTACTATTCTCATTCAAAATTCAAAGGTAATCTGTACAGATATAAAATTCGCGCAGACAATAATTTCTACAGTTTGACTCCATCCGTCAACTACCTGGAATCGCAAGGCGGTCACTTTAATGCTTATGAAAAAAGCATGATACGATTACAAAGTGAGTATGTTTCCACATTGTCTATTTTGCCGGAAAATATTCAAAAGGCTGTGGCGCTCGTTTATGATAGTTCAACAGGTCAGATAAAGGATGGTACAAGTACAATAAATACCGATTATGTAAGTATAAGCAGTGTGTCGAATCCAGGAGTGATACCTTTTCTCCCCGAGCCGCAGGCTAATACACAGCAACGGATTGATGCATTTGGCTCGTTAATAAGTTCATGCTTTTCAATTTATAGCGTGTGTCAGACACATAGAGGTCAAAAAACTGAAGTGTACAAAATGCCATTTTATGATGCAAGGCCAGTAATACAATTTATCATTTCAGGTAATTGAGGGTTAAAGTATGCTGCAAATTAAATTGAACAGACCACTGTCAGTAGTCTGTTCAATGCTGTTAATAGTTCCTGATTTCTGAACAGATTTATTATTAAAGATTAATGTTCATATGATAATGATGACACTATTCCTGCTGGTATTATAAAACATGGAAATCGGGTGATGTACTTTATTAATATTGAGAAGAGCTATCATGACTAAAGATGAAGTCTTTGCGTCTATCCTCGATAGAGAGGGCGGTTACGTTAATCATCCTGACGACAGAGGCGGTCCAACTAACTGGGGGATCACCCTGATGAGGGCGCGAGCTAATGGCTACATGGGCGATATGCGAAATCTTACTCGTGATCAAGCGTTAAAAATTCTTGAGGCTGATTACTGGTACGGTCCGCGGTTCGATCAAGTCGCCATGATATCTCACTCTGTCGCTGCTGAGCTTTGTGATACGGGTGTGAATATGGGGCCATTAATCCCGATTAAGTGGTTCCAGCGTTGGCTGAATGTCTTTAATAATCAACAAAGATTTTATCCGGATTTGATAGTGGATAGTCAGATTGGTTCGCGTACCCTATCGGCGTTGAGATTTTTCCTCTCTATCCGGGGAAGTGAAGGTGAAATGATACTTATTCTTGCGCTAAATTGTAGTCAGGGGCAACGCTATCTGGAACTGGCTGAACAGCGTCAGGCTAATGAATCATTTATTTACGGATGGATGAAAGAACGTGTTAAACTGTAGTTTTCATTAATCTGCAATATGGCTATTTGCGATGGATGCATCAATACGATTTGTGTCACTGTCGATGGAACAGTAAAGCCGTTAAGAATCATAATTGCTATTTTAAAGCATGGAGGCTTTCCATGCTTTTTTAATAACCCATCCACTTTGTTAATTTTGAAAGTCAGCCTGAGAAAGTTAATCAGACTGTGAAGTATGAGAGTCATAATATTTCCATCCAAACATCCTTACAGCAAGATACATTAATGTTCGTTTCCATTTTGGCACACCGAGTACTGTCATTCCATCCAGAAATATTAAATCGGATTCTTTTCTGTCGCGTAGTGAATAGTGGTACAGGTAGTCGTGAATGATTGCTGCTTTGGCATATTCTCCATCCGGTGGTAACAGTGACCAGAAAATACGCGGAACAGTGGCTAGATCGGTAATAAAACCGACTGGCACTTCAATTACATCATTTTTATCTTCACTGAGATAAAATCGGAATGGTTCGTAAACCCGCCATCTATAATGACCTAACATTTCCATTATTGCTGGAGTAGTAAAACAACTCATAATTTTACCTGTTATTAATCCCATGTACTGTATTATCAGGAATACATATCGCAAAACTCTATACTGGGGAGAATTGACTATTCCTGCTGTTTACTATCTGCTAATAGATATCATGCTTAATAATATGAAAAATACATCGTTTTTGTGGATGAGTCTCTTATCCACAATGCTGTGCTTCAAACGCCACAGGATAATGATCAGAAGCGAGTTGAGGATTACGTAATGCTTCAACCCTTTGTGAATAAGGTGCTCGATCGACAATGACCCCATAATCTAAAATATTACCGCCAATTTGCGTGGGTTCTGTAGGTGCAATTATGGTTACAAGTCGTTCCAGATGCTCAGTCATCAGGTCATTTTCAAGTCTGTCTGGGGCGCGATTAAAATCTCCGCCAAGCAACCAGGATAAATGCCGCATCTGAGGTGTTCTAAAAAAATTATAGGTAACCCTGACAATAGCTGCAGCATCCGGACCTCCACTAGCCAGTGCGTGCGTCGTCAGAAAAACATCATTACCCAGTCCGATGCCAATGATGGGGCGAGATGCGACAGTTGTCGGACGCAAGACATAAACATTATCCGCTCTTCGTCTGGTAACTATTGCCAGATTCACACGGCGTGCTCCAACATCAATAGGCGAGTAGTAAATATATCTTATATCCTGACGTCTGGTGGTTCCGAGATTCCAGGTGTACTCATCAATGGGAATACCCACTCCAAAAGGCTGAATATGTCGTCCGGTACGAACCGCTGAGGTGGGAATAGCACCGGCCTCCTGGACCATAAGGATATCCACACCGGCAGTACCACTTAAAAGCTGTCTGACATTGATATTCCATTTACTTTCTGTAGATGCTGAAGCTCCCTGAAGATTCCAGGTCATAACTCTGTAGTCGCTGATATTCGCGTAGGCAAAAGAAATATAGCTGCAGATAAGCATTATCAGAAGGTGAAAAAAATTCTTTTTCATCATCTACTCCCCTGTTGATTCGCTGAATTATTGACTGTTTGTTTAAATTGAATGAGATAAAAATGCGTAGATCTTGATGGTTTCATTAGTATTCTCCAGTATCATATTCGTTTTTAGAGATGTTATTTTTTACCAGGATGATGATTATATCCATAATATTATCCGTTCACAGTATTGCTGTTGATTGTATCCTGGCAATGTATGCTTCATGTTCCATACATTGCATAGGGTAGTATTCAAAGTACATCATGAAACGTAAATAAAACCGAAATAGATGTCTGATATAGAAGTGAATTTATATTTATTTAACGAAGTCAATTCTTTGTTACGGTGAGTAGAGTCAAACGATTATATGAATAATGTGCATGAAATTTAAACTTCATGCTGCTGAATTTTTCATAATTGTATCTTGATGATTTAGTTGCATAGAGAGAAGTGTCGTCCGTTCCGGTTATTCGGCCTGGATGTAGATTGGTGACGCTCAGTTTTCATTATCAGAAGACAGTGCTGATTAACGTGACGTGGGATTATCGTTCATTATGATAATGTCCATATGAGTATGTGAGTTTGATAGTGCTCTGGAGGAAGAAGCTGAATACCACAGCTCATACTATGTGGGGCGTGAGCGGTAGATTGATACTTGTTCTACTGAACAATCGCCAGTTACCGTGGCTGTTACTAGTACAATACGAAAGTACAAGAGAATCCGAAACCCGCTACTTATTTGTTACTTCAAACATTTCCTCCAGCATACGGTTTAGTTTTTCACGATCGCTTTTGCTGGCGTCGCTATTCAAGCCATTCGTCTACATGGGCTTAACCTTCACTTTAGCATCGGGAAATATCTGGTGCTGGGGGTTCCCCAGAGGAGGAGGGAGATGTATTTGATCGTGCGGATTTTGGGGCGGGAAAATGACAAACAAAACGGTCAGAAATACGTCCCAATTAAAACGTAAAGAATGATAACTAATTGAATCTATGAGAACGTAACATAACGTATTTTAGTCGTTAAAAATACTCAATTATTATGTAGTGGTCTGAATTTAAATGGGAATTTTAATGTTGACTTAATGTAGAAATCATATTTGGTCTCTTTTTATTTGTCTTTGAAATCGAAGGCGTGTTTGCCGTTACTCGACACATCCCTGTTCGGCTTTTTTCCTTATACCACGACAAAATTCTATTTAACATTTTTAAATTAAAAAAGCAGGGCATTAATAGATTATCTCAGTGGCCATTCTCGAACCCGACTCGGTTGCGGGAGCCGGGGATACGGCTATGCGCGGCCGAACAGATTGTCTGAGGCGTTGCGTGAATGGATTATTTGTCACTTCATGAGCCGCGCAATACTCCGTCTGGCGCCATCATCAGAATGAGTGTGGTGCGAAATCATTCTGCTGGTCAGGGAATACGGTTTCTGCCGGAGCCATAAAAACTGTTTTTTGCATATTCATACAGAACCGGGTGCCGTACAACAGTTCACGTAACCGATTTCTCATGCCTAATTTCACCAGTAACCGATACTTGTCTTGCCAGATTTGTCTTTCCCTTGCATTCAGCCGTCCACAGAGCGCTGACAGCCTTCCCCGGCCACGATAAACCTCCTCAAGCAGACGCTGCTGGGCCGGACTCACTCCACATGCCAGAATTTCCCTGTGCATCAGCAGTGACATGTAGGTCATCAGCCGCTTTGGGCTGTTGAATATCTGGGGGACTTCCAGAAAACCTGTCACCAGGGTCGGATATAACAGAAAATCGTCCAGCTTTTTCGTCACTTGACAACGCGTTCCGCCATACCATTGCTCTTCTTGTTTAACCCGTATAAGCATCTCCGTTAGTTCCTGCTGCTGAATTGCCGGGATATCCCCATATACCTTTAGTACCAACTGGTCACTAAAAAACAGTTCATCACTGATGACCAGGACCGGGTGATCCAGGATCGCTTGTTTCAGAGCGTAAAACAAAAAAAGATGTTCACGAGGGCGCAGACACAATACTAAGGTTGCTTCCGGTTTCCGGTGCAGTTGCTGCAACAGAACTGGCAGCGTGTACGTAATTACATACTCACACGTAGATAGTACTGACCTGACCAGATGCGCCACGGCGGTTGTTACCGGCCAGCAGTCACCATGCACGATGATCTGCCGAACCGGCATCCGGTTATGTCCTGTCAT